TTATCTAAAAGACACCTCTACCCGCGCCGGGAAGAAGGCGTTTTTCACTCCTTTAACATTCACTTCATCTGTAATAAGAGTTATCTTTTCAAATATTGTACTAACAGTCTGCTGTTTGTCCAAATCATCAAGGTCATCCCACAGATCAATTAATTGCAATAATTGCTCATTAGTCTGCGTACTTGTTCCAGCCATTGCATCCAATTTAGAAAGTATATCTTGCTCCGCTAAATACTCTTCATCCATCCTCATTCGTAGATCGGTTTCGTTAATCAAATCTTCGGCAAATGCATATTGCCATTTCTTTATTCTCGCTCTCACCTTTTCTAGATCGCGTTTCAGCTTCGCTGATTCTTTTTTCTTATCAGATTCTTTTCGTTCAATCTCAGTATGATGTTCTTTCAATTGTTCAATTTCAGCCCGAATGCTTTGGATGTATTCCTTTATTAAATGTTCAACATGCACCTGACGAAACATGGGTTGATTGCAACTCTTGTTTTCTTTTCGTTTGGAGCACCAGTAATAAGTTCCGCGCAATTCTGTTCCGTCTTTTCTGCTTCTCTTCGTTGTTAATCTTCCATACATCGCGGATCCGCAGCGACCACACCGCAATACGCCGTTAAACCAATATATTGCTTTGCGTGAGTATCCACCATCTGTACGGCGCCGCATTCGAAGAATATGTTCCTGAAACTCTTCTTTCGTCCAGATCGCTTCATGGGTTCCTGTGACCTCAATTACATCTACTCGTTCTTCTCTTTTGCGTTGAGGGTATTTACCGTTTGCCATTTTGGAACCAAACCTAATAATGCCGGCATAAAACGGATTTTCTAGCGTCATTGCAACGTTTGTTGCGGTCCATTCGCCATCTCTGCGGACCTTGCCTTCTTTGTACATGTGTGCAGCCACGGCCTGATAACTCATTCCGGACATGTAGAGCGTTCTAACTAAACGAATAAATTCTGCTTCATCCTCTATCAAGATTCCGTCGGAGTCATAACCGTAAGGAAATTTTCCGCCCGGTCGTTTTCCCTCTTTCACCTTCTGTTCCATTCCAAGACGTACGCGTTCTGCAATGAGTTCACGTTCAAATTGAGCGAACACGCCCAAGATACCAATCATTGCTCGGCCCATAGCTGTTGTAGTATCAAATTTCTCTTGCTTGGAAATGAACCCGACACTATATGACTGAAGGTATTCGAGTAACTCGTATAGATCTTTAACGGATCGAGTGAAGCGATCAAGTTTATATACCAGAACAGCATCTATTTCTTTATTACTTGCGGCTGTTAATATTTCCTGCAAACGAGGCCGTTTTGTATTCTTTGCAGAGAAGCCATCATCAATACAAATCTTAACTATTTCATAGTCGTTAACCCGGCAGTAATCAACCAATTGATTCTTTTGAGCTCGGATTGAATAACCTTCATTGGCTTGTTCATCAGTACTTACTCGAATATACAAAGCGACGCGCATATCAAAACCCTCCCATAGAAGAATGTATGTTCGGTATTTACTGGAAAAGAAAAGCCCTTAGGCTATTCTTCTTCTTTTTCTCTATGACTGTTCAGAAACTCCCTGAAAACTTCGGCCGGCATAATGAGTTTGCTCAAGTCTGAATGGCCTAGCCGTTCCTGCAGTCGATTACGATCGATGCCGACTTTGTTTCCGTCCATAAATAGTTCTTCCGGCTCGAGGAAGTCCGTTTTGTCATCACCCAACAGTCCCATCGATACTTCGGTGAAATATGTTTTCTGTTCATCAGGGAGATGCTGCTCGTTTGGTTTGAAGATTACGATCTTTGTAAGTGGACCACGTTCAACTTGGATTCGGAATCGCATGGTCTCACTCCTTTTTTGAATCTAGCAGAGATATGATTTTTCCGAGAGTAATTAAGATTAATGCTACTGATGAAGTAATGAATACAGGTACCAGTATTGCTTTAACCTTTACGGTGGTGGATACGTAATCACGTATGTACTTATCATTAAGTTCACTTAAATCGTTCAATCCATATATGAGTCCACCGAAAATGAAGATAACAGCAAAAAAGATGAGAACGCCTCTCCATGTAAATTGGGTTTCAGTATTTACTTCAATCTCTATTGGAGAACCATCTGAATAGTCCTGGTGAATCTCGCAATATCCGTTTTCAAGAGCTCTGTTCGTGCATGCAGATGCAACGCACATTTTCTTAGTCGTAGTCATTAACTTCTCCTTGTGATTCCCGATAGGATCGGGGAGTTGCTTTAGTCTTGGTGACAAAGAACCGAATATTCAGATAACCATATTCTGACTGGAAAGCGTTTCCCGAGCGAACATATAATAATCATACAACATTCGACAGTATTAGGGCATAAGAGGAAACCACTCTTAGCTTAGAGCTAAGAATCTGATAGGGAGGGGCTGATGCCCGACCGATTACCTAATTTGTGATGACTCTTTCGTACAACTCATCCATTGAACATCCAAGTAAATACGCAGCTTGGGCGGCAACCAAGTATGAAAAATATCTCTTCCCCGAAATCACCTGGGAAAGAAACCCCTCTGAGATCCCGAGTTTGTTCGCGAATTGAACTTGTGTCCAACCTTTTTTATCGATGAGTTCAGGTAATCGGCTTCTCCCTATCAGGAGAGCCAACCAATCACCTCATTATGGTAATTTTTAGCCTTGAACGGGAACTGATGTTCGTATAGAATAGGGACAAAATACGAACGGTCTACTAACTTAAGAGGCGGTGCTCAGCATGGATAATCAAAAGCGCGTTGCTTTAATGCAATTAGCAGAAGAATTGTTTCCTGGAATGCCTGAAAATACTCTTTTGCACCTGTGCGATGCTTTTGCCTCTATACCATCAGTCTTCATCAATGAAAGCGATTTTTGCTGCACGCTTGAGTTTTTTTCTAGTCTCAGGGTCGGTAATATCGATGCCCAATCCGTTCTCTAATTCTTCAATAAATAGTATTTTCTCGTTAACTTGCTCCAAAGTCTCTTTTTTAATAAGTAAATTCGCGGCTTTTCGTTCTTCTATTTCTTTCAATCTTTTTGCTTCGTCAGCTTGGATTGACATTTCAACAATTTCTGGGTAAGGGTTAGAATCGAATATTGCATTTCCGTTTGGATCTACATATTTCGTAAAATCTATATCGAATGATCCATACGAGATTTTATCTTGTCCCTGAAAGAAATTACGTTTAATTTGCGCTAAAGTTTGGGCTGCTAATTCTGGATATGATTTTAATCCATCGGTATTAAGAAAATACTTTAATTCCCTCAATACTTCTCCGTTGGCAAATTCTATTTTTTCTAAATAATATTCATCTACAATCTCAAACTGCCTATAATATTCAAGAAAGTCGACAAGGAATTTGGTTAACATAAAAATAATGTGATATCGATGCGCTGCTCGAAGTTGATCTTGAACTTCAGGCGGCGCTTTTTCTATATGTCCGGCCAGTAATAACGATTCCGCATCACCCCCAGTAATTTCGGCCAATGCCCGGTTGAGTTCATCGGAAGCAGGTGGAGTCTTTCCATTCTGGAGTTTACTTAGGTATTGCTTTGTCGCTGATAGCTTATAACTTGAAAGTTTCTCTGATATTTCGTCAAGCGTAAGATTCGACTTCTTTATATAACTTTGCAGTAATTCGGAATAATTCATTGGACATCATCCTCCAGTAACATTATTGACTGTTGTCATAACAATATCAACATTTAAGTTGTTATTATTTTTATGGCAACAAAGTGTTGACATAAAAAGTTTAAGTTGTTATTATGATGTTAACCAAAAGTTAAACATTTTATAACAACAGGGGGTGAGAATATGACTTATGCCGAGATGTTAAAGTCTGCTATTAAAAACTCTGGCTTATCCCTAAACAAGATTTGCAACATGCTCCAAGAAAGGGGTCTGAAAACTGAAAAAGCACAGATCAGCAAATTGCAAAATGGCAAGATGATCCCTGCCGGAGACAGAATAAATGAAGCGCTCGCGTCTGCATTAAATATCGACCCAATTGAATTAAAAGCCGCTGCCTACCGGGAGAAGATACCACCTGAAGTTCTTGAACGATTAAAGAATACCGCCTGAAAGGATGATGAACGTGAACAAGACTCAAATCTTCAACTTCAATGATGCAAAGGTTCGTATCGTCGAGAAGGACGGACAACCATGGTTCGTGCTGAAAGATATTGCAGAAGTTCTCGAAATCGGACATGTACCAGCTTTGAGGCAACGGCTTTCCGATGATGTAGTTTCAAACTACCCCATCCCCGACGCGCTCGGAAGGCAACAGGACACGACGATCATCAACGAGGACGGACTATACGATGTGATTCTCGAAAGCAGGAAACCAGAAGCCCGCACTTTCCGCAAGTGGGTAACAAGTGAAGTCCTTCCTTCGATCCGCAAGACGGGTCAATACGGTATTCCAACGACACTTCCCGAGGCGCTCCGACTTGCCGCAGATCTCGCAGACAAGAACTTGCAACTTCAACTTGAAGGTGCTCAGAAAGACCAAATCATCAACGAGCTTCAACCCAAGGCTTCATACGTAGATCAAATCTTGAAAAGCAAGAGCACGGTTACTATTACCCAAATCGCAAAGGACTACGGATTGAGCGGTCAAGAACTCAACAGAATCCTTCACGACGAAGGGGTACAGTACAAAATGAACGGCCAGTGGCTGCTATATCGCAAACATCAAGATCAGGGATATACAAAATCGAACACCGTAGATATTCACCATTCTGATGGTTCGCAATCTGTGAAGATGAATACGCAATGGACGCAAAAGGGTCGGCTATTTATCCATGAAATATTGAGGTCCAGAAGCATCATTCCTTTCATGGATCGTCAGAACACAGCCTAAGGAGGTTCTAGTTATGCACAACCCCGGATTAAGTCCTGAAGCATGGAAACAATTTGTTCGGTTGTTAGCCCGGCTAAACATCAAATACGGGTCCAAGGCAACTGAAAGGCTTAAGAATGCAGCTTGATAAAAAATAGCCCGCCCAGCAGGGCAGGCACAAGCAAGGGTGTGGGTTGCTGGGTACATCATTAGATTAACACTTTGTTGATATGAAAGTCCTCTCGAATTTCGAGCGAAGGAGGTGTAAACGAAGGTGAATCTCAATTTTGGAGTTGTTGTAAAAGCGCTACGTGTCAGAAAAGGGTGGAGTCAGGAGGAATTTGCAGAGCACGTCCACATGTCGCGTAGCGCGATCGGAAAGATCGAGAACGACCAACAAACGCTTGATGTACCCACTTTGGTCAAGATGGTCGAGGTAACCGGTGAGCCAATAGTTGCTGTAGCGATCATGCTCGGCGCAGAAGGCATCAGCATTTTGCAAAACATTCTCGGGATGATTGGAGGCGCAGGTGGATGAAGGTAACGGGTAGAGGTTGGATGGCACTCACTAAAGGCGAGAGAGTGGCGGTTTTAGAGTATGCGGCATACGAGAACAAGAAACGTTGGCAGCGGAAAGTGGCATAAAAAAAGACCCTTTGCAGAGGGTCGGCGGTACTTGAAAAAATTTGTTGGCTTTATCTTATCACATTTATAGGAGGGCGACAATCGGATGAAAAAGCCTAAATGGAAAACGTTGAAGGCCGAGAACGTGGAATTGAAAGCAAGAATCGCTGCGCTTGAGAAGGAGAATACCTTACTTTCGTTGATTGGCCCAGAAGCTTACGCCAGAATGCAAGTTCGAACAGGAGCGAATAGTCGTGCAGGGGCTTAACGCGGGCGTCATTGTTAGGGACAAGCCATTGGACTTGGTTGCGAACTGCGCTCATCCGTTCTGCAAACGGCCCATCCACTTCACAGAGCGCTGCATACAGATCGGAAGCGATCATTACTGTTCGGAGCGCTGCTTTGTCGAGTGGCACGGCGGGTCCGTCATTATGGCAGGTACTGAACAACTCACTATCTAACGGAGGCGATGGGCTTGGAATTCAAATGGCTTAGTCCCGGGTCGGATAAAGCAGCCGTCTTTATGATCCTCGCCAGAATGAATTGCAAGGGAATGAACCGCGGCTCCGCGATACACGAAACGTTAAACAATGGTTTGCTTTGTCGCTTTCCCGGCGAAATGCCCGAACGAGAAGTGACAAGGTTTCAAATGATGATCGATGAAGCACTAGAAAAATCAAATAAACGGAGGCAAGAACATGAAAACCCTGAAATTGCTTCGCTTAGCTCTCGATTACTTCAAAGGCGCGATCAGCTTCGTGCTTGATGCAGAAGGAAAAGAGGTACGGGTTTACGGCACGAACGAGGCCGGAAAGACAACGCTGTTAGATGCGTTCCTGTGGCTTTTTTTCCATAAGGACAGCCAGAACAAAGCGGATTTCGGAATCAAGACGCTGCAGAACGGCAAGGAATTGCACAACATGGAGCATTCAGTTGAAGGATCGTTCCTGATAGATGGCCGGCGCCGGACGTTCAAGAAGGTCTTTAAGGAAGTGTGGCAGCAAAAGCGCGGAACGGCGGCGACAAAATTCACTGGACACACGACAGATTACTTCGTCGACGGCGTTCCGGTTTCCATGAAGGAATATGACAAAGAGGTCAAAGGCATTGTCAGCGAAGACGTGTTTAAACTCCTAACAAACCCATTCTATTTTCACGAACACATGCACTGGAAAGACCGCTTGAAGGTTCTTCTCGAGGTTTGCGGCGACGTCTCGGATGCGGAAGTCATCGACGGCACAAAAAGCCTTAAAGGGCTAACCGAGATCCTTGACGGTAGATCGATCGATAGCCACCGGAAGATGGTCGTCGCTCGTCAATCGAAAATTAACGAAGAGTTGAAGGACATCCCGGTCCGCATCAGTGAAGCGAACCGCAGCATGCCGGAGCTTCCGGAAGGTGGTAGGGAATACTTCGCTGGCCGGATAGAATCTCTTCGGGCGAAGATCACCGAGAAGCAGGAAGAAATCGCCCGGATCCAGTCCGGCGGGGAAGTGACGGTAAAGCAAAACCGCATCCGGGAAATCGAAGGCGAGCTGCTTCAACTTAAAAACCAACTTCAAGGCGATGTCCTTGAAACGATCGCTGCCCGGCGCGGAACGGTATCGCGCATTCAGCGAATCATCGAAGACGCTCGGCTCGATATCGACACGAAGAAAAGCCGAATCGGACGTAATGAAAGAACAATCGAGCAATTGGAAACTGATCGAGCCAATTTGCGGGCACGATTTAACGCCCGGAATTCCGAAGCGTTCCAGCCGCAGCACGATGAAAGCTGCACTACATGCGGACAAACACTGCCGGCAGAACGGATCGTAGAAGCTCACAGAAAGGCAGAGGAAGCGTTCAACCTCTCCAAGGCCCGCGATCTCGAATCTATCCAATCCAAAGGCAAAGCGGCAAGGGACGAATCCGAGAAACTGCAATCCGAGAACAAACAGTTGGAAAGCGAATTGGAAGTTCTTTATGCCAAGATCGAATCCGAACGCAGTTCTCTTGAAGCGGCAAAATCCTTGTTGGCTGAATCCGAAGCATCTGTAACTGATGTCGAGTCTCACCCGGATTACATCGCCAAGGGTTCGGAGATCGCCGCAATCAAAACTGAAATAGAAACACTTCAGCAAAGCACTTCTCAAGCTGTTGCGGCCGTCAGAGAAGAAGTCACCAACATTCAATTCAGCATTAGCGAGTTGGAACGCGAACGTGCCAAATTCGACCTTGTTGATTCCATCCAGAAGCGTATCGCGGAACTGGTGCAGCAGGAGAAAGACTTGGCTACCGAATACGAACGCCTCGCTCACGAACTTTACCTGACAGAAGAGTTCACCCGCGCCAAGACAGCGATGCTCGAGGATCGGATCAACAGCAAGTTCAAGCTTGCCCGGTTCAAACTCTTCAAAGATCAGATCAACGGCGGTCTGGAAGATACATGCGTCGCCACGTACAAGGGTGTACCATTCGATGCCGGCCTGAACAACGCCGCGCAGATCAACGTCGGTCTCGACATCATTAACACTCTCTCGGAGCACTACGGCGTATCGGTTCCGATCTTCATCGACAATGCTGAATCCGTTGTCGAACTGATCGAGACGGTCGGCCAAAAAATCAGCCTAATCGTTAGCGAGAAGGACAAGAAGCTCCGCGTCGAGACAATCGGAGAATCTATTAAGGAGGCGGTGTAATTGACTACATTTTCAACCGGACTTGTAAAAATAACTGAAACCTATGCGCCGATGATCGAGCGGCAGCTTAGCGGAAACGGGGTCCACTTAGATCAATATAGCAAGCAATGCGTTGTGAATGCGATCTCGTCGATTAACACCGTTCTCGACTCCAAAGGATTGTCATGGAACGACGAACAACTTGACCGGAACAATGTAACGCAAATCCTTATGAACGTCGCGGCGCTCAAGTTGAATGCTGCGGCAAGCCCCCGGGAAGTTTACTTCCAGCTTCGTAATACTCAAATAAAGACAAAGGAAAACGGTAAAGACGTAACGATCTGGCGCAAACAGATCGAAATGGGCATCGAAGGCGACGGCAACGATGCGATCCTTAACAACTTCGGGCGCAATGTGAAGCAAGTCCGGCCGCACTGGTTGGTTCGCGATAAAGATCATTTCGAATACCCCGGTTTCAATGGACTTGAAATGACGCCCCCGGTATGGCGCCCAACTGGACAGGGAGAGGTAGTCCGAATCGTTTATCCCATCATCTTTAAAGACGACAGCATTCAATTCTTCATCGGTGAGCGCGACGACGTGGTAAAGAACCTCATCGCTCACATCAATAACAACCTCATGAATGAAACATTCGGGTTGCTCCCGGCAGGCAAGACTCGTTTTGACGCAACGCCCGACCAGAAGAAAAAGATCGCTGAGAAGAAGGCAGAGGTCTTGAAAAAAGCAAAAGAAGCTGGTCTCAGCGCTCTGGACGATCCTGAACTGCAGCAGTACATCAGCCCGGCTTGGTCTGAATTCCACAGCCGCGAACAAATGTTGATTCGCAAGATGCGGAACAACATCGTCAAGAAGATCCCGAAAGACTTCGGCAGCGCGTTCGTTGAAATTCTTCATAACAGCGTTGCAGATGAAACATATGCCTCGGTACAGCGCGAGATCGCTGAGAACGCGAACAGTGAACCGATCGACATCAAGGCTGAGGTTCGGCAAGAAGAGCAGAAACCGACGAAAGCTGAAGAACCGGACACTCCCGAAGAACGAGAACCTGATCAAACAACTGTGAACGAAGGTTCCGAACCAGTGCAAGGCGACATTTACGCGGAGTTTGACAAGCATATGGCAGGCGCAGGAACGCCCACCGCCCCTGAATTCTAATGATCGAGATCAAATCATTCGGTAGCAGTTCGGCCGGAAACTGCTATCACATCACTGACGGAAAGACGCAATTACTCTTGGAAGCCGGCATTCGATTCACGGACATCCGCAAGGCGCTGGAATTTCGCGTCTCCCGCCTTGCGGGCGTTCTGATTACCCATAACCATGGGGATCACATCAAAGCGGCCGCAGACATCGCCAAAGCAGGAGTGAACATCTACTCCAGCTCGGAGACGTTTAGAGCGGCAAAGCTTTCCGGGCATCGGTTCAAGCCAGTCCAAGCGATGGAGCAGTTCACACTCGGAACGTGGACGATTATGCCGTTCCCGGTGGAGCACGACGCAGAAGACCCATACGGCTATCTAATAGCCAATCAGGACGGAGACAAGCTGGCGTTCATAACCGACAGCTATTATTGCAGGTATACTTTCTCGGGACTTACACACCTGATGCTAGAGTGCAACTACTCACTTAGGATACTGGACGAGAATATAGCTTCAGGGAGAGTCCACCCGGCCATGAGACCGCGGCTCTTACGCTCTCATTTCAGCTTAGAGAACGTGAAAGATTTCCTCCGGGCGAACGATTTATCAAAGCTTCAAGAGGTTCATTTGCTCCATTTGAGCGACAGCAACAGCGACGAGGAACTGTTCAAGCGTGAAGTACAGCAGATTACCGGAAAACCAACATACGTATGCGGGAGATGAGGAAATGAAACAGGGGAAAAATCCAACCAGAAAACAGAAGCAAATCATGAAGGAAAACGGACTAGACCCGGAAGTGTGGCTCGTCAGCAAATCCGAATCCCACGCATTATTACTTATCCATCGCTACACTGATCGTCCTAAACAAGTGTGGCTGTGACGGAAGTAGTCAACCCGGACGAGTTTGGAAGACCACTCACGACCTTCGGAGTAGGCGATAGCATTTGGAATCTGGCCAAGACGGACAAGCAGAAGTTTAAGGAGCATACAGAGGGCTATGTCGCCCTCTGTATGCTGGGATATCGGATCGTTAAGTTGGCATATCCGAATGTTCTTTTGCAGGAAGACAGACAGCCGAAAGGGTGATGATCGTGCCGATCGGTGATTTCAATCCATACTCAAAAGAAATGCAGCTCTACGACAAGCCAGTGAAGCTTTCGCAGAAGCAAATGGGCGATATTAGCCATTCAGTCGATCGTCAGCTCAAGGAACGCTCAGACGGAAAATGCGAGATCAGGGAGAAGTGTAGCGGTGCTCGAGCGGTCGTGCGATGCCATACAACCGGACGGCGCATTATACCGCGGAAGACAACCGTTGACGACCTGTTTCATGGCTGCGCCGCTTGCCACGTATGGTTCGATGAAACCGTTGAAGGGATTCGGTTTAAAAGGCGAGTGAGGCGGATTGGGACTACGACGTATCTGAAATCAAGGAGTAAAGCGCTTTAGGGGGCTCGGCGAATGGCAAATCCTCAAACGGAGAATGGTTTTCTTCAAATCGCAAACGAGATATGGAATGAAGTCATTCGCCGCGACTTCTCCAAGCGACAGAAGGACATCATTCTCTTCATCTGGCGTCTTTCATATGGCTGCAAGAAGAAAGTAGCTTGCATCCCTATGCTAAAAGACTTCGAATTGTGCGGTGTTGGTCCACAAAACATTACAAAGGAATTGAATTATCTAGTCACTTCCAGAGTGATTGAATGGAACAAAATCGACAACATTTTTATCGTAAATAAGGATTATGAGCGGTGGCAAATTAGTCCCGTTAAGGGATGGGACGAAGAACGATTCAAGAAATTAGTCCATCATAACATAGGCAAAACCACTTCTCAAAACGAGAAGTTAGAGCAAAAAGCGAAGCCACAACCAATCGTCATAACTTCTCGAAATAAGAAGTTACAACTTCTTAAAACAAGAAGTTATCGCTTCTTAAAACAAGAAGTGAGGGGACTTAATATCCCTTGTCGCTCTAAGGTAGAAAGGGTGTCTAAAGAAAGGTTTAAAGACATTATTAAAAAAAGATTTACTACTACAACAACATACGCGAGTGATGATCCCGAAACTGTAACAGCTGCATACGCCCTTGTCTTCGGTGGAGGGACACTTCCGGGAATATTTCAAAAAGAGCTCGTCCCCATCATGGTGTCATTTGGAGAAAAGTATGTAGTCGAACTTATTCTCGAATCTGGCGAGTCTGGAAGCAAACCAAGCCTAAGACATATCCTCTCAATCCATGAATCTTGGAGTCAACGAGGAGTTCGATCGCGAGAAGAAGCGAAGGCGGGGAGGGCATCAAACCAGTTGGTTGGTAAGTCAAAGCTACAGCAAGGGCTTGAAGAACTCGAACGAATGCAGGAGGAGGAGCGACGACGTGAACAAGTCGGAAGTCATTGAACTCTTGAAAACATTAAGACGCACTTATCCGGTCGTAGATACATCCGTCGAAGGTGTCGAGCACTATTACAAGTACCTACGAGATTTTCCATATGCGACAGCTCGAGAAAACATTGACCGCTATATCCTGACTGAAAAGTTCCCGCCAACGATCGCAGACATCCGCGGCCGTCTCGGGGATCAATTGGACAGCCAGAGAAGCAAGGAAGAGGCGGATGCCTACTTTGCTCAGATCGACCTTTGGAACAGAACGGGAAGCCCTCCGCCCGATGGATATTGGGAGAACGTTCGAGCGAAACTGCGAGGTGATGCCGGTTGAATCAAATGACAGCAATGGACGAATTCCTTGATACGCGACCGCCGAACGATCTACAAGCGGAGCAAGCAATACTTGGCGCCGTGCTACTTGAATCAGACACGATCGACATCGTGCGCGAGAAACTGAACGGAAACGAATTTTATTCCGTACCTCATACCCGCATATTGACCGCAATGTTCGCGATGCACGAGCAAGAAGAACCAATCGATCTGGTGACGATTGCAGATCGCCTAACCGTTTCCGGACACTTGGAGGATGTTGGAGGAATTACATATCTGACATCGCTTGCGGGAGCAGTTCCGACAGCGGCGAACGTAGATCATTACATCGGTATCGTGCAGGAAAAGCATTTGCTAAGGCAAGCGTTGGACACAAGCAAAATGATCGTAAACGCGGTGAAAGGCGGCGATCCCCGCACGGTAATATCCAGCATGGAGTCGGCGGTAACTCGGTTATCGGACCAAGCGGCGCCGTCAAGAGAGTTCCATCCGATTCGCGATGTTCTTGTTGAAGTATTCGAACAAGCGGAAGTGAGATGGTTGAACAAAGAAACGAATCGGGGAATTACCGGAGTCGAGTCACACTTTCCTGATTTGGACAAGATGACATCCGGATTCCAAAAAAACGACCTCATAATCGTTGCCGCTCGTCCGTCCGTAGGGAAAACAGCATTCGCGCTGAATATCGCCCAAAATGTGGCTATCAAGTCAACCGAGACTGTTGCGGTGTTCAGCCTTGAAATGTCTGCCGCTCAACTTGTACAGCGCATCATCTGTTCGGAGGCGAACATCGATGCAAGCCGCATGCGTACCGGCTACTTTGATGGTAATGACTGGGAACGTATGAGTGTGGCGCTCGGGACTCTCTCGGAAGCGAAAATTTTTATCGACGATACGCCGGCTCTAACGGTTTACGACATTCGGGCCAAGTGCCGACGCTTGAAAAAGGAACATGGGCTTGGAATGATCGTGATCGACTACCTCCAACTCATCGCGGGTCGCGGCCGTCGTGGGGCCAACCGGCAAGAGGAAGTATCTGAAATATCCCGGACGCTCAAGCAGATCGCTCGCGAACTAGAAGTTCCGGTTATCGCCCTATCACAGCTCTCCCGCGGCGTAGAACAACGCCAAGACAAGCGGCCGATGATGAGCGACCTTCGGGAGTCGGGAGCGATCGAACAGGATGCGGACATCGTTGCTTTCCTCTACCGCGACGATTATTACGACAAGGAATCCGAGAAGAAGAACATTATCGAAATCATCATCGCCAAGCAGCGGAACGGACCGGTCGGCACGGTCGAGCTCGCATTCCTGAAGAACTTCAATAAGTTCGTAAGCCTTGACCGGTCGCATGCAGAATCGTATAACCCTTCCGGGCGCGGCCCCGACATGGAAGCGAGGTACGGGGCATGAGACTAGATCCGATTTTTCAAACAAGAAATCGTTACCTTGTGATCGAGGATGGACAAGTCATCGGAGAAGTGTATACGCTGCCCGAACGTATGTCGGAATGGAAGGGGAAGGAATATGCGACTGACGGAAGAAGAATTTCGGCGCATCACTGGACAGACGCCAGAACCGAAGCGAAGCAAATACAGAAATATTCGAACCGTCGTTGACGGCATTTCCTTTGACAGCCGGGCCGAAGCGAACCGTTATTGTGAACTCAAAAACCTGATGAAAGCCGGCGTTGTAAAGTTATTCATTCGACAGCCGCGGTTCCTTTTGCAAGAAGGTTACGAGAAAGACGGGGAATGGTTCGGGAAGCTGGAATACGTCGCCGACTTCCTAGTCTGCTATATGGACGGCCGGTCTGAAATCGAGGATGTTAAGGGCAAGAAGACACGGACGTATATCGATAAACGGAAACTGTTTGAACGGAAGTACCCACACCTAAAAATCGTCGAGGTGAGCGTATGAACTGGAAGCAGGCTTCGGACAAGGAGTTGCTAGCGATCATCACTTCGGATCCGGCCGCAAGATTATCCGACGTCGCACAGGCGCATGCGGAGTATGAACGAAGAAATCGGAAGATTCCGAGAACTCGGACACAATTCAAACAAAAGAAGGTGTATCCGCGATGAATATCAACGGGCCAATAAGTATCTGGTACGGAAGAACAGACTACACGCCGGGTATGGAGTTGGGGAAGCCAGACAGGATTGTCGAACCGGGTACGTTGGTTGTAGCCGGTCCATTCCATCCTACTATCGTGACGGAAAATAGCATAAAGCGGACGAGGAAAAATCGGAAAACTGCTAAGAAGCCGACTTTAGAGGCGATGCAATGAGCGCCAAGCAATAAGGGAGACGGCCCAAATGGACATACACCACTTCGTCGGCAAGAAAGCCCACACAGAAACATGCTGGGTATATACCCAAAAAGGATACGAGGAATCAAAGGAAAGTCCGTACCTCACGCCAAACGATCTGGAGCTAAGAAAACCCGGCATGCCAGTAGGAGAGTATTACCGCCAATCCTGTCCTATGTGGTGGGTATATAACGGATGGGTGACGGAGGCAGAGGGGCAACTAACACTATTTTAACGAGGAGTAGGATTCAATGACTAACCTTGAAAAAATGATCGAATTAACCGGACATGAAGCAGATAAGAAACAAGTAATGGAATGGGCTTACATGAACCGTATATGGGTGCTTGATTTACAGGATCACGATCCCTTTCAGACGATGGAAGCATCCGTTAACCACTGGATCGAAAACAACGCTTATTGCGGAGATGAGCATGAGAACTGGCCTAGATTCTTAGATGCGGAATATGTTCCGGGAGAGGAAGGGTTGAAGGATGAAGGTTGATGTTGCCCAAGTCGGAAAGCGATGGTTTTTAGTCAAAGCCAACGGAATCGATGTGGAAGCAAGTTATGTAGTCAGTACTAAATTCGTTAAAAACGAAACGGATTCCCGAAAGGCCGGATACAGCGTTTACGATCATGTACCATTTCGAAAATGGATACTTACAGGCAAAGGCGCAAGGAAGCACCGTGAGGAGATCGTAAAAGAACTCGCGCGCAGCGCCCCCGATCCGACCGAATCCACTTAGGGCGAAAGCCCGGAGGCCGATACCCTATATTTTCTAAGGAGTGAATAGAAGAATGATAGAGCGTAAATTGTGCCGCAAGTGCGGAGAAAAGATTGAAGGTCATCGCGTGTTGTACCGGTTACGTCCATTCCGAGTCAAATTATTATGCGGTCAAGGAGTGAATAGATAGATGAGCAAACAAAAAGAAATCAATAAGCGACTCGAACCATTCGGCGATCTTCTTTACAAACTATACGAAGACGCGAGAGCGATTCTGATGAAAAAAACTGACGATGAATTGAAACAACTGATCGAAGATACCCAAACACTAACAGCAACGAATTGCGGATGGACAGCATATCATATGCGCGAAGTTGTGGCATATGAGGCGAAGATCATTCTACAAAACCGCGAGGAGGCCCAATCCCATGAATAAACCCATAGGAACAATAGACGGAGACTTGTTGTTGGAGTGGTTAAAGCAGAGGACGGAATGGTTTGAAGCTCGGATGCCAAACGAACAATACGGCGAAACAACTTGGATTTATTAAGACGAATGGACGCAACACGATGAAATTGTCAAAGAAATCGAATCAGGCAACTTCACCATCCCATCCGATCAGGGAGAATCCATAAGGCTAAGAGAGGCGTTGAAAAGAGTCCGAATACACCTCATTGCCGGGATGAGTGAGTTTGCAGCCGAAGAAGCCCGATATATCGTCGACGAAGCCCTCTCATCTCCCCATAGAGAGGATGGGAAGCCAGGATCAAACGAATGGTACTGTCACAAATGCGATCAAGTAATACCTTGCAGCCACATTCACAATCATAAACCAGGAATCACGGAGGAGAGATAGGACATGAAGAAATCCGATCTCGCCAATATCACACTCGAACTGTGGGCACACGTAGACCAAGCTGACTACGATCTAGCTATCAAGGAGGCATTCGCAAACATGCCGATTGGATGGCAAAAAGAATTCATAAAGAGAATGATCGAAAACGGCTTTGAAAGGGAGCCGGATGACGGGATTTTGAAAAAGGCGCAACGTCTCACCGGCCTAGAGGAATAGGACAACGGGATAGAGCCGATCTATCCCTGATGCACTAACGACCAATTAAGCGACAGAGGGAGGATGGGAGTTTTGCCAGTACCTTTTTCGAACGTGCAAGACATCATCTATTTCCACGATGAAGAAATGGCTAAAGAAATATTCCAATATCTCGTTGAAAAAGGTCACTCAGTAAGTTTGTCCAGTTCTCAAATCATTACTGGAACTCACGGTGAACAAAGTGTAAAGCGATTAGATGTCTATAAAAATAAAAATGCTTGAAAAAGGAGCGATTGAAATGAATCCAAGAACGGCGATGAAAGAAACTATCAAATTTATGTTGGATCAGCTCGGTGTTGGTGATGCTGAATCTGTAGCCGAAAAAATGCACGACGATCCTACTTTTCTGGAGCAATTAGAAGATTTCTTCCAGGAGCATCTTGATGACTTCGGAGAAAATTACGGACTTTATTAATTAGCTGAAGTACAACGATTAATCCAAGGAGGTCTATAGGACATGACCAATAACCTTGTTGAACGATTGAAAGGCATTCCCGCAGGCACACAATTAACGCTCGTACTTAAAGACATTTTCGGAAACCCGTTCAACTTCAAATCCACCCATGGTGGAAAAGTGGAACAACGTGGGTACTACACCAAAGGTGGCGGATGGGGGATGTATAAACACGAAGGAGATGTTGAGTGCTATCTAATCCTCGTTAAGCCGTACAAAAAGCGCAATCCCATTTGGCTAAAGATCGGTCAGAAGGTAATTGATTATAAATTGGGATGGGTGGATTAGGACATGACCAATAAAGGAGCGGATAACATGAATAAGCAAGCAATACTGGATGTATTGAACAGCCTTGAAGTAACGGACTCGCAAGGCGGAGAAGATGCGTATGCTCTCGTTGATAATACGCCGGAGGTTCGCGATGAACTTAACGCTCTTGGCATTACAGACGAGACAATCGAGGGATACGGAGACAAAGAGTCGTTTTGCATCCTAGCACTCGCGTTTGGCGAAGGATATGCAGATTATCATCAAAGCGGTAAATTGTTCCTGTTCGGCCCTATCGACGACGATCTACGCCAACGTGTAGTTAATGGGGAGGGCACAGCGATCGATGCAGAACGCCTTCTTCGCGCACTAGAACCGGAGTTATTCGGGGAGGTATCCCATGACCCAACCTAATGAGCAGTTAATAGAGATAGCCAATAAACTAGCTAACGCGAAATATTGGCCCATGGAGGACGTTGAGAAGGTTCCAGACATACTCCGCGCCCTACTGGAAGAGAACAAACTACTTCGTGAGTCGAAATTAAATGTCGAGCATAACCGCCAGTTGTTGTCCGATGAACTCCAACAGACAAGGGAAGAGTTAGAACAGGTCAAGTTTGAACGAGAACACTGGCACAAGTATTACATGCAGGAGCGTGAACTCGGAAGTGGTCAGAAGGATCGTTTGCGTAAGGAACTCGAATCCATCCATACCGAACTAGCCGCTAAGGATAAGGTACTGCAATGGTATGCAGACGAAGAAAACCATGAAAATGTCGATGCTTGGGGAGAGCGGATTAATTCAAACGTGAGGGAAGATGCCGGAGATCGTGCTCGCGAAGTCCTATCATCCTATCCCCCAAGGGAGAAGGGAGCAACAGCGAATGGCTCGGATTTTTAGAACATACAGCGATACGGAAGTACATTCCTTGGCTGTCGCCGTACAATGCCCGTACTGCGGCGAAGAATGGAACGAAATCGATCTAACGGAATGCGGTCAAACATACAACCTCACCTGTGAAAATGAAGAATGCGAGAAAGAATTCGAAATGTACTTTGACGCCAGTTAGGGAGAAGGGAGCAGACAATGGCTGATTTCTACAAAAATAAACACGTATCCCAAACTCGCAAGGATCACAATTGCTATGATTGCGGTCACGTCATTCCAACAGGTTCAGAAGCCGCCAAATCATGTACGGTACTGGAAGGGCAATTTCTCCACGGATATTTCTGTTATTCATGCGTACCGGACAAGCATCCATCCCTATTAGGGGAGAAGGGAGAGGGGCAGGGGTGATACGGAGTCCGCTCATTTGGTTCGGAGGAAAGAGTAGGGTAGCAACACACATCATTTCAAAAATGCCTCCTCATACGTGCTACGTTGAACCATTTGGGGGGGCGGCGCATGTGATTGCACAGAAATCCCCGGTATACAGCGAAGTATATAACGACATAGACGGGGAAGTCGTAAACTTCCTGCTTGTGGCCAGAAGCGAACCAGTTAGATTCAAAGAGGCTTGCGAGTCTCTGCCATATAGCCGGGCGATCTATGAAAAGTGGAAGAGAGAAGCGCCGCTGGAAGATAACTTCGAAAAGGCCGTTAGATTCTTCTATGTGAATCGGTCAGGGATCACAAAGGGAAATTCAGATTCGGTATTTTCCACGGACACGGGCTGGAGGCACAGCAAGGAACACAATACAGCGCGAACGTATCAATCGGCTTGTGAGGTCATTACAGGGTTTGCGGAAAGAATGAAGACGGTCATGATCGACAATCGAGACTTCCGGGAGATATTCAGGGTTTACGACTCACCAGGAACTTTGTTCTACGTTGATCCTCCATACATCGGCAGAGAAAAGTATTACGCCGGGGGATTCACTGATAAGGATCATCGCGATTTAGCGGAAATCCTGAATAAGATTCAAGGAAAAGCAATCCTATCATATTACGATGATCCCCTGTTGAGCGAACTGTACCCGAACTGGCATCGCGAAACGTATCAAGTGGCGCGGCAAGTGGTCAACGGGAACAACAACAAGGCAGAAGAACTTCTGCTCATGAACTTCGATAACGGACAGATGACGCTTTTCTGAGGAGGGAATAGCTTGGGAGTATGCGGCATGCATGCAGGTAATCCAGTTACGATTTATCACCAGTGCATCGGATGCGAACTTGAGTGGTATCAGAAACGGGTCAAGGAACTCGAAGAAGAAAACAGTATCTTAAAACGGCCGGAGGCCATCGAATCGACCGAATCACCCAGCGTAAGCGGCAGCCGTATAAGCCCTAAATACCCCAAGGAGGAAGAAATATAGATATGATCATAGACGTAAAACCAGAACACATTGTCGGAAAGACTATTGTCGAGGCATTAATTACCGGCAATTCCATTGAACTGAAGTTTACTGATGGAACAGAGGCTGTCTTTAATCTGACGCAATTCGGGTACGATGGCGCTAGAATCGACAGTTCGTTTTGGCCTGTTCAACCCGAAGGAGGCCAATAGATATGATCAACGATAAGCCGGGACGGGATTTAGATTCGAAGATAGCGTTTAAGGTGTTCGGATATCCCGAACCATATGAGTCACCTTTCAACGGAGAATGGTGCATTAAGTTTCCTGAGGCGTGGAAAAAGGTTATACGTCTACCCCAATACTCCACCACATGGAACGGAATGCAATTAGTGGTGGAAGAGATGCAGCGGAGGGGATATTCGTACAGATGTGGTTCGTATGAAACGGTAAGTAGTACGTGGAAACACTGGGCTAATTTTGAGGATGAATTGAAAGAATGCAATACGGTTGTGTCCGACACACTTCCCCATGCCGTCTGTAAGGCCGCACTAAAAGCCCTGGAGGATGATAATAGTGCTGACACGTGAATCTATATTGGCAATGGAGCCCGGGAGAGAGTTGGACGCGTTGGTTGCTGAGAAAGTGATGGATATTCCAATAATCTGGCGTGGCCCCTACGTCGCTGGAGGACCGCTAGGACTTGGGACACCGCATAAGTATTCCACCGACATGTCCGCAGCGTGGGAAGTGGTGGAAAAGTTCGATAAGAACACATTCAATCTAAACTGGCTTGATGGATCAAATATTTACGGAATAGGTTGGCATTGCAAACTTGGCAACGAACACGCACATAAATGTAGTACACCAACTGAAGCCATCTGCAAAGCAGCTCTATTAACCACTCTGGAGGATGATAGGGGAGAAAAAGAAAAAGCCCCGAAGGGCTAATCATCTAAGTATGGTTGATGATACTTTTCTTCACCGGCCTTTCGAGCAGCGATCGCATCATCCTTGTTAGTGTACGAACCAAGCGAAATACTTTTTCCTTGAAAACCGATGTATGCTTTCCATCGTTGTTTACTTTCTTGCCACATAACACCTTTGTGACCGCTCTTGTTAGCCTTGTGAATCTTTGCCTTAAGCGCTGTCTTCCTGGTTCCGTCAACACGGTCGGAACTTATATGTGCCCTTACTCCGCGATCACGTTTGGAATTACGCTTACAACCGCAACTCTTATAGGTTCCAGCGCGGAGTGATCCTCCAGGAACATATATTATTTTATCGCATGAACAAATGCATTCCCAAAGCAAAGTATTGTGTTCGTTGCGATGATCCGAAAGCTTGATGACCTTCAATTCATCAAATTGTTGTCCAGTAAGGTCGATACGACGAGAGTCAACACGCTTAACCATTATTTATCACCCAATACGGTTTTCCTAAATGATATCCACTAGGTTCAGGCACACGCCCCTCGTATGCGCGACCTTGTTGTTTGGCTCTCTCTTGAGCTTTAAGTGCTTGACTAATGTGCGCCCGGCTTACTCCAAGTTGTGAAGCAAGCTGGGCAGCGTTGAGGGGCAAAATTACTTTTCCGAGTAGTCCATGCGGAAGTCGTTGTAGTCAATATCGTCGAAGCCATTTTCAGATACAAACTCTTCTTCGTTAAAACCGATAAGTTCGAGTGCTTCGCCGATCGTTAAACTTCTGTTTGTAACGACTTCGCCAACTAGAATATCGTCATAGTACACTTGCATTTGGATCGTCTCCTTTGTGACCGTCGCCATGTTGCGACCGCATCAACCTTATGACTTAATAATACACCATGTATTAACAAATGTTAATAGGACTATAGAACTATATTTGGAGGATGATAGGGAATGAGAGAGATCGATCTAAACAAACGTCTTATCGCTCAAGAAAAAGGCGGAGAACCCATAGAGATAGACGGTTACAAGCTTATTGAACCGGATGGAGTAATGATCTATATGGGACAACGAACATTAATCCTTCCGAAATCAGACGTTAAGATCACCCAACAATAGCAAAAACCCCCGATCCTGAGCTGGGGAGCCGGTCGGGGGTAGAACGTAAGTTCCTACACACCAATTATATCATAAAAGGGCGTGGGGGAGCGTGGGTACATTGCAATTAGAACTTTATCCGAGTGCAACAGAGGCAGATAAGAAAATTGCAAAAGCGCTGCTTAAAAAGTATAGAAAGAATAAGAAAATCGTTGCAGAGTTTGAACGCAAAGGAACGGGCGGGCTTGCTAAAGACCAACTAAAGATATACAATACGGCAAAGAAGCAAGCCGAGTCCGTGGAAAGTGCCGTTAGATTGATACTCGATCCGGAGATCCGCGAGATGGTCGAGCACAAGTACATCAATGGCGAGCTACGCCGGCACAAAGACACGTTAATCAGATTCAGCACTTGGGACCAGTCAACGGTTGGTCGAAAGCTCAATGAAGGCATCGAGTCTGTTGCGGAAAGTCTTATACTTTTTAACTACTAAAACTTGCACATAATTAGCACGTTTACGGCACACGATAAGAGAATAAACCACACGTTATATAGGGATACAGTAGAGTCAAATAGGGCAGACGCCCGGGCGACTCCGCTGTATCCCTTATTACTTTGCGGACCCGGCCATGCGGTGGGAGAGTGTGCGGTCTCTCCTTAGGCGCCACCGATAAGGTGATCAGTCGCCGAGCGTGTGGAGATGGGAATGGGGTTCGAAGCCCCAAGTTTATCTTTTCTTCTCTGCGCCGGATCCATCCGTATTGGAGAAGAGGTGATAATCCTCTAAAATAAACCCCTCGACCGGCACGGTATGTATAGTGACGCATCATATCGGCGGGAGGTGGTCTATGAATGGAAGTCGAAGCGGTGAGCCTGCCGCAGAGAGCGGAAGCACATATTATAGGCAGCGGCTACAAACCGCAAAGCAGGATGGCTTAACGGCCATCCTTATTTTTATATTAGGAGGTGGCCCGCCGTGGTACAGGGAAAGAAGCTGCGTCGTAAGGGCGGGCTTAACCTTTATCGAGACCGTAAAATGATATTTCCGGAACTTCCGCCAGAGAAATGCATCGGCTGTCCATATGGACAGTGGAGAGATATAGTACATTACTGCCCGTGGATTACCTGTCCGAAGGAGGCCAATCATGTTAAAGCGGCTAAATAGTTGGGTAATTCGTAAACTTACGCCATTCGCTGGCCAAATGCCGCGGAATCGGAAGGAACGGAGAGTGAGGGGGAAATGATTCATCAGTTCCAACCTCCGGGTTCTAGTTTATGCGGACAAACTTGTGTGGCAATGATTGCAGGGATTTCACTGGAAGAATCCATCCAAGCATTTGACGGCAAGAAAGGCGGAACAAGGACTCGAGACGTCGTTTCCGCCCTTAGAAAACTCGGGTTCAGGACACCTGATCGCTTGATTCGCTTTGATGGAGATTGCTTTCCGTCTGACACTGTAATAGTAAAACTTCACTTTTCAGATTCAAAAGATACGCATTGGACGCTTTGGCATGAAGGGAGATTCTTCGATCCTTCTAGATACGGTCATGGGACGCTGAATGAAGCGAGAAACATGTACCCAGACGGTGTTCGGATAACATCTTATCTCCCGATCTATAACTAAGGGTGTCTCTTCCTCATGTTTTATACGATCGGCCCCTCGGGAAGAGGCTTCGACAAATAAAGAGGGGAATCCTTCCTTTCGTCGAATTTATGTTGTAAGGAGAGGGGGGATAAAGTGAGAGATCCAATGTTGTCCGAGTTGAGAACGTGGCGAAGTGAACTTGATGGAGAATTAAGAAGTTTAGAAAACAAGTTGTCTCAAGAACGAGAGAATAAAGAACGACTTGAATTGAGAGACAGAATTCTTAACAAAGTTATCCGGGGATATAGTCGCAATGAAGAAATAGTAGAAAACTTACATGAACAACAAAGAAATGTAAAAGACAGGATAGCGGAAACAAATAACCTTATTCAAACGCTAAAAGTAGAATACGAAATAAGGTCAACGATTTTGACTCCGTTGTTGGAAGAAATACAAAATGAAATTGATAGGTATGAAGAGGATTAGCGCCAAATAGGCGCTTTTTCTTTTGCCAAAATTGATAGCGAGGTGGTGGTAATGAAGTTCGTTCAACCGATCAGAGACCCGAGAAAGGTCGAGGCGATCAAGGATTTTCTATTAATGCGTAATGAGAGAGATTTCGTGATGTTCGTCCTCGGGATTAATACCGGGCTTCGTATTTCAGATATCCTTCCTCTTCGCGTGATTGATGTTAAAGGGATATACATTGATATTTACGAAGAAAAGACAGGAAAGCATCAGCTCATTAAAATTAATACAGTTCTTCGTAAGGTTCTTGACGCTTATATCAAAGGGAAGTCCGATTATGAATATTTATTCAAGAGTCGGAATAAGAAGCACAAAACTGGAAAAATCAACGAACCAATCAGTTCGAGCATGGCATATAAGATTCTAAGCGGAGCTGCAAAACACTTCGGCTTAACGAGTATCGGGACGCATTCCATGAGGAAAACGTTCGGGTACTTTTTTCATATGAGGGAGAAGGACATAACGTTACTAATGGACCACTTCAACCACGATGAAGAATCGATCACATTACGCTATATCGGCATTAAACAAGACACCTTAGACGAGGCGATTGACCGTCATGGACTATGATTAATTACCTTAAATCAGGTTCATAGAGAATTCATCTGAGGGCGAATGGTTAAAACCTTAGAACGATCAGTTAAAAACGAAGGAAAATGAATTCCATACAATATGTAATAAGAATAATCCTAGAGCCAGTTTTTAGGAGAAAACTAAGAAAAAAATAAGAAGCTGTCTCGGTCATTTGGGAGATAACCCGGCGTCGTAGGTACGCAAACGTCAAAACAGACTCAATTCGGTCGGAGGTGGGGGTTGATGGACTGATGTCGAAAGAGCAAAGCCCCATTCAGAAGAAGGCATTCAAACTATGGTGTGAACTCGGTAGACCTCGCAGTTCTAAGGAAATTGCCGAGAAATTGGATGTATCTCAAGAGCTCGTTCGGAAGTGGAAAAACTATTACAAGTGGACGACGCTTCCAGATCCCAAGCCGGGGGCGCCAAGAGGAAACAGAAACGCTAAGGGTAATAAAGGTGGGAATGGCGCACCGTTAGGAAATGATCGAGCCGTCAGGCATGGTCTCTTTCGGAAAATACTCCCGGACGACCAAGAAACAAGAGAAATCTTCGATGCTACTGAGGAAATGTCGGCGCTAGACATGCTTTGGTATCAAATCCGAATAGCATGGACGAACATCATGCGCTCCCAGAAGATTCAATTCGTCAAGGATAAAGACGACATGACGAAGGAAATCAAGAAAACTAAGGAAATCGACGCAGGTGGTTTCAGTACGCTAGAGACGGATTTTGAAATCCAATTCGCTTGGGATAAGCAAGGTGTCGCTCTAACAACACAGGCAGCTGCTATGACGGCCGTTACGAGGATGCTCAAGCAATACGACGATATGTTACGAGCGCTTCCGCCTGAAGATGTTAAAGAAGAGCAACGTCAGCGTTTTGAACTGCTTAAGGCTCAGGTCGAGAAGACAAAGAACGAAGCTAAACTTGCTGGGAAAGGTCAGAATAAAGAACCTCTCCGCATCGAAATCGACTACGGCCACGAGGATAACGAGTCATGAGCGCGGCGGTGAAAGTGCAGTTCAACCGTCATTTCATGTGGGTCAATCGCTCGCATCATCGTTACCGGGCATTGCGTGGAAGCGCGGGATCGGGAAAGTCAGTAAACATCGCTCAGGATTTCATCTTAAAGCTTGGCGATCCGAAGTATGCCGGCGCCAACCTATTGTGCGTTCGGAAGGTCAACGAGACTAACCGTAACAGCACATTCGCTGAGCTTACTGGCGCTATCAACCGTATATATGGCGAACGAGTCGATGACTATTGGGAGATTCTTCGTTCTCCGCTGACGATCCGCAGCAAGGTAACGGGCAACGAGGTTATATTCCGCGGCATGAACGACGTTCGGGACCGGGAAAAGGTCAAATCGATCAACTTCGCTCACGGTAAACTGGTTTGGATCTGGGTAGAGGAAGCGACTGAGCTGCAGGAATCAGACGTCGATATTCTCGATGACCGGTTGCGCGGCATACTGCTGAATCCGAACCTATACTATCAGATCACATTTACGTTCAACCCGGTATCCGCCCAACACTGGATTAAGCGAAAGTACTTCGACTACGCTAGCCCGGACGTTCTGACGCATCATTCCACCTATCGCCAGAACCGATTCATTGATCCGGCTTACTATCGTCGGATGGAACGCCGGAAGATTGAGGACCCGGAAGGTTATGCAATCTATGGCGAAGGCGAGTGGGGCGAGCTTGGCGGCCTGATCTTCAAGAACTTCGTCATCCACGATTTCGATACATCGTTCGATATGTTCGACAGCATGCATCACGGGCAAGATTTCGGTTTCAACCATGCAAATGCGATTCTCACCATTGGCGTTAAAGATGGTGAGTTTTTTATTTGCTCCGAAATCTATGTGCATGAACTGCCTACGGATCAGATCATTGAAATTGCGGACAGGCAAGGGCTGAGCAAGTACCTTGCGATGTATTGCGACTCCGCTGAGCCGGACCGCATTCAAATGTGGCAGAACGCCGGGTACAACGCTTCGGCGGTCGTCAAAGAGCCGGGCAGCGTGCAGGCGCAGATTGATTATCTGAAGCAACGGAAAATCCACATCCATCCTGATTGCGTCAATACGATCAAAGAGATCCAGCAATGGTCGTGGCGCAAGGACCCGAAGACGGGCTTATATTTGGACGAGCCTGTCGGCGTATTTGATGATGCTATGGCTGCGCTCCGTTACGCTGCTGAGCCGCTGAGACGACCAGAGATGGTATACAGCAATCAACGTCCTGCGGGATGGTAAGAAAGGAGAGAAACACTTGACCATCGAATACGTCAAAAAAACATTCCCACCACCGCCATATGACCAGGAAGTCGCGAACATGCTCTATTATCGCTTATTGTACGAGGGCGAACATGCTGAGATATTCCCCCGGGCAAAGACTCTCGGCAATACCAAGCGCTTTCGAATGAAGCGAGTGGGTATCAGATCATGGAAACAGATCGAAGAAACGGTTGAGTCCAACGATCAGTATATCGTGGCAAACTTCGCCGGGCTGATTGCGGAAATTCCGGCCGACTTGCTCAACAGAGCGATTGGAAATATCTCTGCGGACACCGAAGAAGGCCCGGAACTCGAGTTCGTGTCCAACGTCGTCACAGCTTCTAAGCCGGGTGAAAAGATGTGGGCCGCAGTTACGCAACATCAAGTGGACGGGCTTGTCGCCTACCGGGTGCGTCGTGACTCGAAAGGGAAAGTGTGGTTCGAATGGATGTCTGGCGACAGGTACTTCCCGCACGATGACAACAATGGCGCCGACATTGCATGGGTCGAAGAGTGGGGCGAGGACAACAACAAAGACAAGTATCTCAGGGTTGAACGCCAAAGGCTTACTGATTCCGGCCTAGTGGTTAAACAAATGGTGTTCACGATGGAAGGAGATACCGTTAATGAGGAGATGGAGATTAAAGCGTATATGGAGAAATATACGCTTGATATTCCTGAAGACCGTGAGTTGTCCGGCGTCACCGAACTACTATGCGACTTCATACCGAACGACGAAACACTTCTCAAGAAGCGCGGCCGATCGGCTCTTCGGAACATCGACGGAATCCAGGAGGAGATCAACTGGACGATCACCCGGGACTCTATTGTCTTTGAGAAGCACGGGAAACCAAAGCTTGCGATTCCGCGCAGTCTATGGGACACGGTAGCGAACAAAAACAACAAAGACTATGGCCAACGATTCGTCCGGAACGCCGATCTTGAGGTTGTTTCCTACGACGAGAATAAGGGTGCTGTTCCGATGTACATCGTTTGGGACGCTAAGACGGATCAGTCCTTCAAACATGTCGAGCGCCTTATCAAGTACATGCTTTCCGTGTCCAAGACTTCGCCGCAAGCTGCCGGGCTCGAGGAAGGAACGGGAGCCAAAGCCGCGGTTGCGATGCTCTATGAGTGGATGGTCTCGGTCATCAAGGCCGAGGCTGTTAAATCCAAGTTCGACGCGGCAATCAAGGATGCCATTCGAAAGTGCATGATCTTGGAGAATGCTTTAGGATCAGCCAACCTTGAAGTGAAAGACCCTGTAATCGAGTGGGGCGATATGCTGCCGAAGGCAGAGTCTGAGATTGCAGCCGAAGAGATGGCAAAATACGAATCCGGCGTCCAATCACTTGAAACAACAGTTCGTAAAATACATCCGGATTGGTCGGAGGAAGCTATTCAGGAAGAGATTAAGAAGATTCAGGAAGAAGAGGCCGCAAGGTCTTTGAATCCTACTTACCAACAGCCGCCAAAGGTGACGGTGTGATATGGCGACCGCCGAACAGTTAATCGCCCTATACGTAGCCGCCGACGAACGCCTCCGCGCCCTTATCCAGTCCCTTGAAGAAGGGAACATAAGCCGCAGGCGCAAGGAAGAACTGCTCCGTCAGGTCGAGAAGATCATTGAGGAACTGACAAGCAAGTCCGGGCAACGAATGGCCGAAATCGTTGGCGATGAGTATCGATCCGGTGCCGCGGCAGCTGTTAATCAAATGATTAAAGTGGGCGCTGTCGCTGAATCGATCGACCGCACGTTGAAGCCAATCATCCACCAACGGGCAGCGCAGGCGATCATGGACGAAGCCTTTTATTCAATCCTTGAAGCTTCCGAACACATGTCCAGGGACGCGAAGAAACGGATTGAGGATGCGGTAAGGCAAGCGAACGAGCGGTCGTTGGTTGAGGGGGTTAGCCGCCGTCAAGCGACGAAGCAAGCCGTCGCAGAACTCAACGAACGCGGAATAACTGGAATGATCGCACGAAATGGTGCTCTCATCCCGGCCGACAAGTACATGTCCGGCGTTGTTCACTTCCATCTTCGTAAAGCGCATGTAACCGGTAGCAAGAACATGTCCGTCCAGAACGGCTATGACCTAGTTTATATCAATGAGGTCGGGATTACTTGCGAATACTGCGCGGTCTATCAAGGCCGGGTATATTCGATCAGCGGTGACGATCCGCGCTTTCCGAAGCTTGAGGAAGAGCCGCCGTACCATGCGCATTGCGTCCATTCTATGACGCCTTGGATTGAGGAATACCAGAAGCCGGAGGATGTCGAGAAGATGATCGCAGCTTCTGGACGGCCGTTTACAGACAACCGGACGCAGGCGAACATTCGCCGTTACAAGGAAATTCAGACGCTCAAGTCCCGGAAGAACGAGACGCGCAAGCAATGGATTCGATACAAAGCCGCGATGCCGGATGGTACTCCGAACCTTAAACAGTTTGCGAGCATGAAGGCGCGGAATACGCAGGCGTACCGGGATTTGCTAGAGGATTACCGGAAGGTGAGTGCAGCGGCTAAGTCGGAGGGGTGAAGGTGAAAAAGCAATTTATCATCGAGGTCGATGTTGTCGAAGGCTCTGTTGATTATCAGAACCCGGACGAACTCAGCTTTTTCGAAGTTCTTGGCGCAATGGAATATGTGAAGTTGATGATATCCAATAAGTTTGACGAGGAAGTCGCTGAATAGGCGGCTTTTTCTTTTGTCCAAACCGTGGCATGACGCAAAACTGCTATTCGAGGATGTCCACCCGGACGTAAAACAGGAGGTCATTATGGAAAAGTATAAATCGAAATTTGCCCTGAAGATGGATTTGCAGACGTTTGCTGAACCGAACCCCAATCCGGATCCGAACCCTAACCCAAATCCCAATCCGAATCCGGAAAAAACGTTCACGCAAGCGGAATTGGACGCTGCGGTCACATCACGTCTTTCCAGGGCAGAGAAAGCAGCGAAGACGGCTCTCGCAAAGGAACTTGGATTCGATTCTATTGAGGCGATGCAAGCGGCCTTAAAGAAGCCGGAAGGCGGCAGCAAGGGCAAAGGTGAAGAGGGAACGGCGCTTTCGATGGAAGACGTTGAGAAGCGCGCCAAAGAACTGCTCGAAGCTGGCCAAAAGGAACAAAACGAGAAGACGTTCAAGCGTCTGCTCGCCGCCGAGGTTAAGGTTTTGGCAAGCGAACTCGGGTTTGCCGATTGGGAAGATGCTCATGCACTCGCCGATCTATCGAAGGTCGAAGAAGACGACAAGGGCAATCTGACCGGGGTGAAAGAAGCGCTTGAAGACTTGTTGAAGAAGAAGCCGCATCTGGGAAAGCAGAAGCTGGGCGGTGCTTTTGGCGCTCACGTTGGTGGTACGGGCAGCGGTGGAAGCGACAAGAAGGCGAGACTCGAACACATGAAAAAGATGGCTCAAGAAGCCGGAAATGTTACATCGGCCGCAAATGACCCATGGAAACGATAAGGAGAGTGAAATCAAATGAGATTGCAACCAAAGAAACAGTTCGAAGTCGATTCGGACTACGAAATTCTCGCTTCACTGGACGTTGTGCGCGAGGTGACGAACGGCATCACGGTCGATTCGGCAAAGGTGATCGCTGATTCAAATGGCGACAAGATCATCTCGAAGGGCATGCCTATGGCAAAGGTAACCGCATCTGGTAAATACGTACCTTACAATCCTTCCGGAACGGATGGCAGCGAAAACCCGACTGTCATCTTGAAACGAACTGTTAACGTCAAAGACGGCGATCATGTTGTCGGCGGATACGAGGTTGCCAAGGTCATCGCGGCCCGTATTCCTGTCACTGTTGACGATACGCTGCGTGAAAAGATGCCGCACATTGTATTTGCTTAACCCGAAAAAGACGCAAACGGAAAGGGATGAATAATCAATGAGTGAAGAATTGTTGATGCTTGAAGATGCATTGTCCGGAGAAGAGTTGCTTACGTATGCGAGCAACGTCACTGTTCCTAGCGACTATTGGCAAAGCGTTTTGTTTCCGCCGCGGCAAACCGATGAATTGACCGTCGACGTAATTAAGTCATCTTCTCGCCTGCCGGTTATGGCGCAAATCGCTGAGCTTGGCACGGAAACGGTATACGGATCGCGTGAAGGCGTATCCGGGACGCAAGTAGAAATTCCGAAAATCCAACGCGGTCGATGGATGGATGAGAAGCTAATCCGTCTATTGTTGCAAGCGAACCAAGGCGGCGGGCTTCGTCGCCAAGAAGTCGCCCGGATTGTTCGCGAACAACTGGATGATGGCAAATATGCAGTCGATGCGATTCGCGCTCGTCGTGAATGGATTGCGATGCAGGCCGTCAGCGTCGGCGCTATCAGCTACGCTGAAGGTAACGTTAAGATCAGTGTGGATTATGGCTACGTGAACGATCAGAAGCCGGTTTTGAGCGGTACTGACCGTTGGAACGACACTGAAAACTCGAAGCCACTTGAGGACATTCAGACCTGGTTCCAGTATCAGGCAGATCGCGGTGTGAAACTGACTCGCGCCTTCACAACACAGAAGATCATCGCTCTTCTGTTGCAGAACAAATCGGCTCGGATCGCTTATCACGGTGACCCGTCCGGAAGCGCAAACCCACCGCAGCTCACCAAGGCTCAATTGGATTCGGTGACAGATTCCCTTGGCCTGCCGCGCATTGTCGCGTATGACACGCAGGCGCGCACCGAGAACGAGGCATTGACGGGCGGCAAACTTGCCTTCACGACTGTTCGCATGGCTCCTCAAGATCGTTTCGTAATGCTGCCAGAAGGTCCACTCGGGAACTACCTTTGGGCTGAGACGACGGAATCGATGGTAGACGGCATCGACGCCGAAATGACCGGGGACATGGGAATCTATGTATTCCGGGATCTCACAAGCAAGCATCCGCTGCGCTTGCGTACGGTCGGCGTGAACCTTGCGTTCCCGGTATTTCCGTATGCTGATTCGGTTATGTCGGCCACGGTCATTTAATGGAGCGCCTTCGGGCGCTCTTTCTCATTAAGAAAGGGTGAATCAAGGTGAAAATCAAAGTAACCGGTGTTGTTAAATACGGCGGACAATGGCGAACGCCCGGAGACGTTCTTGACGACGTTTCCGATGAGATCGGCAAACAGATGATCGGTCAGGATGTCGGCGAAGAAATCGCTATGACCCCTGAAGAGATAGCCGCGGAAGAAGCTGCTAAAAAGGCAGAAGAAGAGGAGAAAGCGGCTGCAGAAGCAGCGAAGCAGGCCGAGAAAGAACTTAAGGCGCTCCGGAAGAAAGCCGAGAAGCTTGGAATTGAAGGTTTCGGAGAAAAGGATGCCGAAACGCTTGCCGTGGAGATCGCTGCGGCTGAGCAAAAGTAGGTGATCCAAATGGACCCCCAAGAAGTAGAGGACTGGATTTCCGCGAACATGCTAGACACTGACGCCTGGGATAGAGCGACTGAACACAAGCGAAATGTTGCTATTGTTCAAGCCGATCGCAATCTCTCACAATGGTATCCCGACGTGTCACCGACAGTCGAAATCGTCTCTTATCAGGCCGTTTGGGAGCTTCAGGGCATTGATCCGGCGCTCAAATACCAAAAGCACAACGTCAAACAGGTGACAGACAATGGCGAGTCCGTCAGCTACAAGGACGGAGAGCGCCCTGTCGTCGCTCCAGACGTGCGCGAACTGCTTGGACCTACCGCTGATGAGTTGGCGGAAATGGAAGCCGAGAAAGACGCGCAGAGGCAATATGGCGGTGCGTTGGTATGAGTCTCTTCGGATATCCGGCAAAGGTCGTACATTGGCACTCCGGGAAAGACGATTGGGAACGGCCGCTCCCCCCGATTGAGACGGAAAAGGCCGCGAAAATCATCGAAGAGCAGCGCTTGATTCGTAACGCCAAAGGCGAAGAGGTGCAGATCGCCTATACCATTTTCCTTGAAGGCGTTAATGCGCTCAGTCTCGACGATTATTTCGAGTACAAAAACGCGCTTGGTGAAAAGATCACGATCCGAGTCTCTCATTACGAGGTACGAAAGTTTCTCGGAACGGATGACGTGAAAGAGGTCGTCGTCTATGGCTGAGGGGTTTAGCTTTGAACTCAATGGTTTGGAAGCTATTGTGTCGGGGTTGGATAACTGGGTTAAAGACTTCGACGAACGTTTAGATGTCACGCTGACAAGGATCGCCCTGAAAATCATTGATGACGCTAGACGTTTGGCGCCGATCGATGAGGGAGACCTTGAGGCCGCATTAAACGTCGGAGAAGTCAAAAAGATGGTTAACTCCATGTACATCGATCTCGGCGCAAGCCCCGAAGTGGATTCGTACGCCACCGTCCAACACGAGGGGTTCAGAAAAACCGCAAGTGGAACCATCGTCGCAATGACGCCGGGCAAGAAGACGCTCAGCAAAGGAATGCACGGTGGATATATGCCGGGAAAGAAGTTCCTCGAAAATGCGCTAAAGATGAACGAGCAGTACATCATCGAAGAACTTTCAAAAATCCTCAAGGGGTGATGCCATTGCTTGCATCCGAACTGATTACTTATCTGACCGCAGCAGGCTACACTGTTTATCCGGATGCAAACTTTCTTCCGGCCGACCTACCGGAGTCAAAGCTGCCTTGCCTGTTTGTGTTCGGAACTGGCGGATACGCGCCACAAAACTACGTTCCGACAGAGCGACCGACGTATCAAGTCATTATCAAGGGTAAGTCTTACAAGACTAACCCTGCGAATATGGCCACGACCGAGGCGCTGGCAAAGAAGTTAATCAAGCACTTGCACAGACGATCGAACTATCGCGTCGGATCGGCAAGTGTTTTTTCATCGTTGGCGCTGCAATCGAGCCCAATTCCACTTGGTCTGGATGACAAGGGCATGCCAATGTACTCTACAAATTTTGTTTTTTACACAAGGGAGGAATAACCCATGAGTGACGTAAAGAAGATTTATGCCGGCCCCGGAATCTTTATCTGGGGTGTCGATGACAAGGGCGCAGAGGACGCCGACTCGGTCGTCATTGACCTAACGCAAGGAGGCATTCGGTTTTATACCGAATCTACTTACTTTGAGCCTACGACGGATCAAACCGGGACGGCTCCAGTCAAGTCGATCTATACCGGAACGGTCGGCCGGGTTGAGTTTGAAACGCCGGACGTTGATTTTGAACCGGTCATCAAGTTTAACCCGAACGCTTCTAAAGTTATCGATTCCACGGACCCGGATACGGTCAAGTATCAAGTAACTGGACTTGCCGGGCAAGAACTTCCGCGCAAACGCGCGGTTATCAAGCCGCTCGGAATCGATGATCCATCGCGCTTTATTTATCTCGAGTCCTGCGGTGTTAAGTTTGACGCCAACGCGCAGTTCATGCTTGACGACAACCAAAAGTTCTCGATCAACGCGACGGCGTATCCTGACCTGGATGCAACGCCGAAAGGTCTGCTCTACACTTGGGGCGACATTAAAGCAACCGCATAATAGAGGGGGCTTCGGCCCTCTCTTTTTCATTTCATCCCAATAGGGGGAATCATGATGTTTAACTTCTTCCGCAAAGAACTTGTACAGCTTGGAAATAAACGAGTTGAAGTACCGAAACTGACCCGAGCACGCCTAAAGAAACTGACCGAACATATCGGAACCATCGGCGACTTGCTCGTTAAGCTTTTTATGACACCCGAAAATGACCGTGCGGTTTTTCTAGTAGCAGCCGCCGACGTGACTATAGATGAGATTTACGAACTGACCTCGCTTCTGAGTGATATTCCAATTGACTACTTGGATGATCATGCCGGACTTTCCGAATGCACCGAATTCCTCCGGCTGACATGGGAACGTAACGACGTGAACAAAGCCTTGGGAAACGTCAACAGCCTGATACCTCAACTGGCTCAGGAGTTCGTGAACAGTCTGGTAAATCAGGCAAAAGAATAACCCAAGATGAATTCGTAAACATCTGCTGCATTGTACTGGGAAAGACGCAGTACGAGGTGGAGAACGAATACGCCTTTATCGATCTTCCCGGTCTACTGGAGATCCGGACTGAGCGCCGGGCGATGGAACTGCTCGAGAATATCGAAATCATACAGTTCCCGCATCTATCCGAGAAAAAGGACCGCGAAGGAATTATCAAGAAGTTGCAGGATCGAATATCGAAAGAACCTCCACCGCCGCCGAAGACGGCAGAGGAGCAATATCAGGCTCTAAAACTAAGCATGGGGGCGGGTTAAATGACGGTTGAAATCGGAGAATTGAGAGCCCGCCTTACAGCGGAAGCATCGCAGATGAAACAGGAAGTAAAATCGGTAAAGGCTGAGTTTGTAGGCTTAGGCGAGCAGGGGAAGAAAACTGCCGGAGAACTCAAAGACGTTACCGACGCAGTTAATCAGGTTGCTAAGACTAAAGATCAAATCGCCAAGTTGACTGCTTCGTTGGATATTGTCAATGCCAAGATCGAGATTCAGCAGAAGAAACTTGCCGCCTTGAAAGGCTCTTACGAAAGTGCCTTTAATGACGAACGTAAGAACAAGCTGCAAGAACGAATCGTGAACACGGAAGCCTCTTTGTTGCGACTCACCCAAACATCGGATACTACGGCGCAGAAGATTTGGAGTTTGGAAGATAGCCTTAATCAACTTGGGGCGAGTGGGAATAAGGCTGATTCCAGTATTGAGAAGTTGGATTCGGCGCTTAAAGATGCAAATAAGCAAACGGGAGACTTCAAGTCCCAACTTTCGTCCCTTAACACCTCGTTGTCTGACGTCGGTTTGAACTCGAAGCAAATCCAGAAGATCAACGACGAGATCAAGAAGGGTAATCCCCAAATTCTTGAACAGCAATTGAAATCGATTCGCGAACAGCTTCAAGCGCTTGGGGTAGATTCAAAAGAAATCGCTAAAATTACAGCCGAGATTGATCGCGCTGATCCAAAGGCAAAAGAACACGAAGCGACGATTAAACGCCTGGCAATTGCATATACGGCTCTATCGGCCGCAATTGCCGCGGTGATCGTAAAGTCGGTACAAGCCGCGGCATCTTTCGAACAGGACGCCGCGGACCTAGCAGCCGCGATGAATCTCCCGATCGAAAAGACGGACGAACTGAAGCAATCGATCGTCGATCTATCCTTGCATGCAAAGCAGACCATTCCCGAAATAACCGGGACAATGGAGCAGCTAAACATCAGTTTTGGAGTTGTGGGATCCGAGCTCGAGAATTTGACTAAACAAACCCTTGAATACGCTAGAGCCAACAAAGCAGACGCAGCACCGTCCACGTCGTTACTAACCCGCGCTGCACAAGCTTTGGGCCTGCAATACAAGGATTTGCCGGATCTGATGGACAAACTGACGTACGCTTCTCACTCGTCCGGTATTAGCATTAACGAGTTGTCCACTCTCATCATCAGTTCCGGACCGGCATTTAAGCAGTTGGGACTTAATATCGATCGACAGATCGGATTGTTCTCTCAACTATATAAAATGGGTTCCATCCCAAGCGAAGTAATTAGTCCGCTTAACGTCGCCTTGAACAACATGGCTCAGGATGGCGCCATGAACGCGGAAGAGGCATTCAACGCCCTGATTGATCAAATCAAAAACGCGCCGGATATCCTGACGGCAACAGCAATTGCGAGTGATACATTCGGGTCCCGGGCAGGGGCAAAACTGGCGGGCAACATTCGAGCAGGCCGCTTTGAAGTCAATGAATGGGAAAAGTCGATCAAGAATGCTGGGGGAACAGTTGAGAGAGTCGCCGGGACGCAAATGGATACGTTGCAGACAGCCACGACAGAGTTTAAAGCGGCACTAACGGCCGCCGAGATCGAGGTTGGAGAGAAGTTTGTTCCGACAGTTAAGATTGCGACGGAAGCCGTAACGAATCTCTTGCTTGGATTTAAAGATATGAGCTCCGCGAATCAGAACGCGGTGATTACGTTCGCTACCGTTACGGCTGGAGTGGGTATGGTAGCGACGGCTATTTCTGGATTAATCACCGCTCTTAAACTTCTTCGCGTTGCTGGGATCGCAGCCGGGGCAGCGCTAGGATGGATAACAGGCATCGCATTAGCTATAGGGGCTGTTACTGCGGCGTTTGTTAAGTACAAGACAGAGGTTCAAGAGGCGGCAAAGGCGCAAGCGGAATTTAATGATCTTGTGAGCAAAACACCCTATGCCATGACAACAAGCGAGCTTCAAACGCAACAGCAAAATCTCAAGGAAGTTAATGAACTTTTGGAAAAGAGAAGTCGCCTAGAAAAAGAGATAGCGGAGAACCAAGTGTCGATACACGCGCTCTCTCAGGCACGCGGCGGAATGTCAACAGAGTTACAAGAGATGGTCAAGAAATCGGGCAAGCTGAACAAGGAGTTAACTGATCTCGATAAAAAGCTAAAGGTTTTTGGGATCGATACTCCCGAAAAAGCCCCGGATGTGGTGGCACGCTTAAATAAGCAAGTCAACGAAGCTTTACCTGCGCTTGTACAACTTGAGCGCCAGAGCAAGCAGGAAGCTGTCTCCCATGCTGACAACACAAAACAGTTGATGGCGCTCGTTGATGAGTACAACAAGTTAAACGCAACAGCTAAACTCACCGAGGAACAAAAGCTACGACTCGAACAAGTCTTGAAGCGTCTGAAAGAAGAATACCCGGATTTACAGGTCGAACTGGACAAGGAGCATCGGGCGCACATCAAGAACAAAGACGCTCTCAACGAATACATTACGGCCGAGAAGAACAGGGTCATCGCAACCGGCGAAGCATCCATTAAGACACTGGAAATCGCGAAAACCGAGGCTGAAAAGCGGATCGAGATCGCGAAGCAAACTCTTAAAAAGATTGAAGACTTGGAAAACGGTAAGACGAAGTCGGAAGGTAGCGGATTTAAGTTTGACGCGCCCGGCTTGGACGGCATGCGCAAGATGAGCGATCAAATGATTAAACGCGCTACCGATGCGGCTAAAAAAGAGATCAAGGAACAGATTGACAGCGAAACCGTCGCTATCAATGACGCTACTCAACTCATCCGAGATTTGTCTTTGGACAACTGGCAAGATTACATCACGAAGTCGTTTTCGAGTGCTCCAGATAAGACAAAAGCCGCGAAGGACGGCAAAGCGAAAACACTCGAACAGATTCAACAAGAAGAATACCAAGCTGCTCTGAAATACATCCAGTACAAAAAAGACCTGAACCAAATGAACGAAAAGCAAGAACTTGCCGCACTCGAGAGATTACAACAGAAGTATAAAGAGATCGCCGATATCCGTATGGATCTCGAGGTAAAGGTTTACAAACTTAAAGATCAAATGCAGGCATCATCGTTCAAGGCTTCTCAAGAGTGGATCGAGCAGGAAGAACGCCGTATGACGTTGGCCGGCAAGACAGAAGAAGAAATCACGCAGATGAAGCTCGATGCATGGACCCGGGTACGCAATCGGTATCAGAAAGATTCCGAACTGTACAAACAGGCAGACACCCAGGTTTATCAAGCTAAACTGGCCCAACTCAAAGCAGCTACCAAAGCCGAGGAAGAGGCTGCTAAGGAGCGCGAAAAACTCTCGAAGGAAAACACCAAGAGAGCACTCGACGCGATCGAGAAGGCCAAGAAAGCGGAGCTCGCCGCGTTGGATGAACGTCGGAAAGCGATCGACGATTTTTACCGGGACGCTAACCGGGCGATCGACGATAAAGAGCGCTTGAAAGAGCGAAACGATCTCATTGCCGAAATGGAGAAGTACCAATTTGCAACTTCCGAGAAGGGTCAGAAGCATTATCTCGAGTTGCAAGAGAAACTTCGGCAGATGGACATTGAGGATCAAAAGCTAGCGTTACAGGACGAGCGCGATCAGAAACTCGAAGCTTTGGACAAGGAGAAGAAAGACATCGAGTCCTGGTACGACGAGTTGAAAGACGCGACTAACGATCTGACTAAGGATCTCACTAAACTGTACAAGCTCGCTGATGACGAGAGGCTGAAATCGTTCCGGGAGACTAACGCGCTCATTATTCAGGAGATGCAGAACCTACAGCGGGAGATGTCGGGGGGCGTGCAGGTTAATGTCGGAACCTCCGGGAATTCCGGAAATTCAGGGAATGCCATTAATCCATCCGTAATCTCGCAGATGATGGCAAACAGCGCGGCGTGGTCCGGGGCTTCCGCAGCGGAAAAGCAACGCCTCGAACAAGACAACATGCGACTCGGAACGTCTCAAGGATGGATGCGCAAACCAGATGGTCATTGGTATACACCAGATGGACAGCTCGTCTACCACACCGGGGGAATCGCGGGGGAAATGAACTTCCGATCCGCGGACAACCTTATGCCCGATGAGGTCCAAGCAGTATTGAAGCGCGGTGAGCCGGTACTGACACCGCAACAGGTCGGCAGTCTCGTGTCCGCCGGTGGAGGCGGTGCAAAAGTCACGATCGAGAAGATTGTAGGTGTTGAGATGCACGATGTTGTTATGGAGGACGAGATCGATTTGCGGGCATACGAACGGACCGGTGGAAACGAAGCCGTCGATATTCTGCGCAAGAAATTATCTGGAGGTGGGGGCACTGGCTAACGGATTTACATTCCGGGGGCAACACTGCTCCCTCTTTGGCGTTAATCTCTTATCCTACGTGATTAACTCGCCGGAACTTAGAGAATATGAGGACGAGGCGGCAGGGCGCCCAGGAGCGCTTGACTACGGCACGGAACTGGGGAAACGGGCAATCGATATCAAGATCGACATAACGACCAACGAAACGCCGTTTAAGACGCGGCAATCACAAATTTATAACTGGCTCAAACCGACACTGCCGGCCGGGATACTCATTTTTGATGAGATACCGGATCGGTTTTATTATGCCAAATTGAGCAGTAAGTTGACCCCGGAGCAATTCAATAGGTACGGAACGTTCGAACTGACGTTGAAATGCACAGATCCCTTTGCTTACGGACCAGAGCGCATCGAGGAATTAACCATTACAACGTCTCCAACGGCGATCGACATTCGTACCGACGGTACGGAGCCGACACCACCGTATATCGAATTAACGAACAACGGAACAACGACAATTAATCGACTCAAATTACAGGTCGAATACCAAGTTGAATAGGAGAGATCAAACATGGCAATGGCAGTTAGTAACTATCTCGCGACGGCGATCTTAAATCAAGTATTCCGGAATACCGCATATACACGTCCGACGACCGTTTACCTCGCCCTTTATACCTCAAACCCAACGGGGTCCGATACGGGAACCGAAGTCGCAGGAGGCGGCTATGTACGCCAAGCGGTAACGTTCGGCGCCCCTGCGTTGGTGGGAGGCAAAGAGACGATCAAGCCAACATCAGATATTCAACTCCCTGTCGCATCTGCGGATTGGGGGAATATCACGCATGCCGGGATTCGCGACGCTGCGACAGGAGGAAATCTGCTCTATTACGGCCCTCTCGATTCAGCGAGGACGATCCTTAACGGAGACAGGCTCATGATCCAAAAAGATTCATGCGTGCTCACATTAAGCTAAGGAGGGGTTACGGATGGCACAACAACCAATGTACCCGGGTATGATCAATAGCCCGCAAACTGAGCTATCCGCGGCGATCAGTGATACAGCCGTCTCGATCTCCGTTACAGACGCATCAAAACTACCTCCGGCCCCGAACCTTGCGACAATCGGAACGGATGAGACGGCCGAGACTATCCTTTATACCGGCAAGAGTGGAAATAATTTGACCGGAGTCACACGGGCATTTGAAGGAGCGGCGAAGTCGTGGAGCGCTGGCGCGAAGATTGCCCGGAATTTTACTAATCGTGATTTTGAATCTATTCTGAACAACATTGAAGATCACGAAACGCGCATCGTTGCTTCATCCGGTGAAATTGCCAACGTGAGTACCGAGGTTTCTGCACAAAAGGCGGAAACGGTGACACGCATATTCAATGTTGTAACGGGATACGGTGCAGATCCGACAGGTGTGGAAGATAGTACCGCAGCAATCCAAGCGGCATTGGATGAAATCGAAGCAGCTGGGGGCGGTATCCTCTATTTTCCGAGGGGAGTATACAAAGTAACGTATAGCCTGTTCTATGGATCAAACCTGACGATTCAAGGATACGGCGCAATGATCATGTTCACGCCCTCTCAAGCAAACGCCACTTGCTTCGTTCCGATCACATATACATCGGCCACGGAGTACATCGAGAATATCGTCATGGAAGGGTTTAAACTAAACTCGTCCTCCGATAAAGGGAATGGCATCGGTACTCCAAAGGTAAAGAACATGGTTGTCCGCGATGTTTATACAGACCAACTCCATTGGCATCTCGTTGATATGGCAGGCGGTAAAAACATCACGGTTGAGAATTGCCACGCCGAGAATCTAAGCACTGCTGCATTTCAGGCGGACAACTTATCTGTAGAGGGCGGAATGTACGCGGAGCTTTCGGACGGGTCACTTGTAAGTGCAATCATCGACAACGATAACTGCGATGTGATTCGTGTGCTTAATTGTTCGGTTAAGAATGGAACAGGTTACGGAGTCCACATGCACCGTACCGGAGGGAAGGATATTTTGGTGCAAGGATGCACCTTCGAAAACCTGGGGATTGCAATAGTATCTGATGAAAATACCGTTTGGCACAATGTATCAATCGTCAATAACACAATCAGGAATTGCGTTAATGGGATAGATATGAAAGCTTGCCACCACGGCGTAAAAATTGATGGTAATGATATAAGCGAGATCACAGGGCCGTTTAATTTCGGGATCGCAGTCAGGCAAAACATGAGCCAATCAATCATTGGTGGAGGAAGTAAAAATCACCGTATAGTTAATAATACGGTGAAAAACGCGCCGCGTGGAATCGCTCTTGATTGGTCTCTTAGCGGAATTGTAGCAAATAACATTCTGGAAGGATGCGGCATTGGTCAAACAACAGACTATAACGGATCAAAGTCTCCGAGTCACTACGGCGTTAGTATTTATCTTTGCAGCAACATCGAAGTTAAAGACAACATTTTCTTGGATTGTCCAATATGCGGCATTCGAGTCAATGTAGATTCAACAACCAGAAAAAAACTAAGTATAACAGGGAATACCTTTGAAAATTCAGGGAACGCAATTGTGTTTATGGGCTTCACTCTATCTGCAGCAGCCTACACCACACCAAATTATACAGATGTAATTGTATCAGATAATATCGTAGGTCTTGGACAATACGGATTTATCGCGTTCGTTTTGGGTGGGATAAAGAAGGTAAAAGTAATTAACAACATCGTCAAAACGAATAACAATATCGGGCTGGAACTGGACTATTGTAGTGACATCAACGTGCAAGGTAATGATGTAAGCATATCAACCTTGGCAACATCAGGATCTAGGTTCGGAATCTCGTTATTTGGATCTAGAGGATGGATTGAAAATAATAAAGTATCAGGGTGGGAGAGCTTGTCTACAAACATCGGAATCCGAACCGCCGACGATCTAATTGAAGGAAAAACGGATGAACTACCTAACGTGGCGTTTGGAGGAACTACAAAAATTGAGTATCCAGCAAGCTCAATACCAACAACGGCATTACTTAAGGTTGGATCTACAGCGAGAAATACCGCCCCGGCATCGGCTGGTTATATTGGTTGGGTTTACACGTCAAGTGGGTGGAAGGGGTTCGGTTTGATTGCTTAGTTCTTAAATCCGTTGTAACTGGAAATATTTCGTGATATATTTGGTCGAAAAAGGACTGAATATGTTGTTTAAGTATTTTAAAGCAATCTTCATGTATCCCAAAAGCATACTTTACTCTTTCCTTTATGCCAGAGGAAAGTTCATGACTGCTCCCATCGTTTCCAAATTCAATTGTTACGTCAAAGCACATAAAACCTCACGCTTTGAAATTGGTAGAAAGCTATTTCTAGGTTTTAGAACTTCGAGATACGGCGATGTTGCGCATAGCAAGTACGATAAAACAGTAATACAACTGGCACAAAACAGTAAGCTGATAATTACGGAAACTGCCGATTTTGGGCCTGGTGTAAGGGTTGTAATCGGACAAGATGCTAAGATGATAATCGGAAATAATAGTTTTATTACGGCGAACAGTTTAGTTTTATGTGCGGAATCCGTTAGCATTGGAGACAACTGCGCAATATCTTGGGGTGTCCAGATAATGGACTCAGATATTCATCAAATTGCATCTCCGTCTCGTAGCAATTCAGTAAAGCCTATTTCTATAGGAGATAACGTTTGGATTGGTAGTCGGGCAACAATTCTAAAGGGAGTAACTATTGGCGACGGGGCTATTATTGCAGCGGGGGCCGTTGTCACAAAAGATGTACCACCGAATACAGTCGTGGGAGGTAATCCCGCAAAAGTAATCAAAGAAAATGTTGAATGGGTTTTGTAACCGAAACAAAAGGATCATTTTGTGCAACAAGGCTCACGCTTCGGCGTGGGCTTTTTATTTTGAAAGGAGCTGATGCTCCATGTTCAACCGCGGATCATTTAACCGGCTACCGTTTAACCGGACGAGTTCCATTGAAATACTTGCCTCCTTCTCTTGGTACGGTGAAGGAGAGGTGTCGGTCCATGCTTCCGTCGAGTACTTAGCCATAATCACCATGCATGGTGAAGGTGAGTTCAACCTTTCTGCTATCAGAGAAAAATTCGGTTCACTAACTTGGGACGGACTCGGACAGATGAGCATCGGCGCCATTCGCGAACGTCTCGCCTCGATCAAGTGGGACGGTGAAGGCGAGTTCAAGATCAACGCCGGCAAGTTTCACATCGAAGAGATCGAAGTCCTCGGACCGTTCGCTCCGGGCGATAAGATCGTTGTTGATACGGCTAAGCTTCGTGTAACGAAAAATGGCTCGACGATCGGATACGAAGGAGAATTCTTCGAACTCAACCCGGGCAACAACCACATCGTTTATACCGACACCGCGTCCGGACGTACAGTTCAGGTCCGCATAACGTATAGGGACAAATTCATATGATAGGGGGTGATTCCTATCGCCAGAAAATTCGAATCGCGCTTACAACTATACGCCGGCAACATTCGCCACATCCTCGCGGCCGCGTTTGAGGTCAGGGTCCGCGAAGAGGTAAACGGCGAGTATTACACACAGTTTATTTACCCGCGTATGGAGGACGACGCAGAACGCTACGCAGCACTTGTTGAGGGTAACGATGTAGTCTTTCCAAAAGACGTTGAGCGAGGTCAGAAATTTCGAATCAGGCGCGTCGAAGAACAGCGAGACGGGAAAAAGGTCTTTAAGATCGTCGAAGCTCACCATATCGCCTACACGCTAAACAATTACTTCCTGGACGACTATATCGACTTTGCCGCGGCAAAGACCCTCCCACAGATGCTTGCGATGCTCGGCAAAGGGACACCCTTTACCTTTAAGGTAGAGGGTTCTTTTGATCCCCAAGATATTTTCGACTTCGGAGAAAAACAGCGCTACGACCTTCTGCAGGAGCTCCGGCAACTCTACGGTGCGGAGATCGCCCAAGACAACTACACGATCACGTTGACGACGCGTAAAGGCGGAAACTACGGCGCCCGGGTCCGGTACGCGCATAATATGAAGGGCATCCGGCGGACAAGCCATGACATGGAGAGAATTACAAGACTCTATGGCTACGGAAAGAACGGGTTGACGATAGAGGGGTACGGCGGGCGCTCGGTCAAGTACATTGATTCCCCTTACCTCGACCCTTCTAATCCATTTATGGTCTCTATGGAATGGCCGGAGGTTGAAACTCAAGCCCGGCTCTTACAGGAGATGGAAAAGTATCTCAAGAAGTACGAACTTCCGAACGTCTCTTACCAGACTGATTTTGTGCAGATGGAAAAGATTGACCCAGACTTTGAATCGGAGCGGATCCGAGAGGCCGGCGACACGGTTACGGTATTGGATACGGAGCTCGGATATTCATTCGATGCCCGGGCAATAGAATACGATCGCTATCCTTTTGAGCCAAAGCGCGGCAGCGCGACACTCGCGAACTTCCGTCCCATGAAGACATCGGATTATATCTTCCAGGCCACAGTTGCCAGTCAAAAGGCGATTGTCTACACGTCCGAAAATGCCGTGCTCAAGGGAGTTAAGTACGATGATTCGTTGACGCTCGTGGATGGACTCGGCATGAAGGTAACCGACGATCACGCCCGCGAACGACTTCGGATCGGACAGACTGGTCCGGGCGAGTACGGATTGGCGATGTTCAACAAAGTCGGAGACAAAACGATCTGGCAGGATGCCCAGACCGGCGATGCGAGATTCCGTGGGCTTATCCAAGCGTCGGCGTTCGAGGGTGGCACGATCGCGATCGGCAGCGGAAACAATATCTTCAAGGCCGATGCTAACGGCATTTACTTAGGGAATGCTGTTTTTTCATCGGCGCCATTTAGAGTCAATATGGCGGGTCACTTTGTGGCTGTTGGTGGAGAGTTTTCGGGGACAATTTCGGCTTCGATCATCACAGGTGGGCAGATTAATGGTTCAACGATAACGGGTGCTTTGATTCAAACGTCCGCATCTTATCCTAGATCCGAAATGAGCGCATCTGGAAACCTGTTCGGTGGGTATGCTTCCGCGGATAAGAATATAAGGATAGAGGCTTTTAATGGGACAGCAAGTGCACCAGCGATAATAATAAGAGATGGGACTAGAAATAGTACAACGCTTATTTACCACGACACAATTTCTGATGAAGTTGTTTTAACCTCAACAAAAACAATTCAAATTAGCTCCGGAATTGTAAATGATATAAGGTTGTATGGTCGTAGGGTTAGAGTTGAGAATTGGAACAATCTGTTCAGTGACGGCGGTGCCGGTGGTTCCGGGCAATCGATGCAACAAGCGCTCGATTCAAAAGCAAATAAATCATCCGCAACTAGCTCCGCAGGGTCTGCAAACGGTGGGATACCGATTGGAACGCAGTTTAAAGATGTGAACGGAATGACTTGGACATGGAACGGCATCCCCGCCCATACACACACTATAAACTAAATGTGATATCATGGTGGAAAATGGGGAAGGGATGATTATTATGCGAAATCTCAGCAAGTATTTCGCGGTACTTATCGCTGGAGCATTGATGGCATTCTCCGGACAAGCTCTAGCAGACTCTGTTTCTAAAGTGGGCAAGAGGGTTCAAGCCGAATATGAAGTTGTTGTCGACGGCAAGACACTTGAAGCGAAAGCGTGGGCCATTGATGGACAGACTAATAGCCCGAATAGAGCATTAGGAAACGCGCTCGGGTATGATGTTCAATTTAAAGACAATCAGGTTGTTTGGACAAAGAAAGAAGGTGCTAAAGTGCCTGAAGTACCAATCGAGGAGCAAGTAACACCATCCCCAGAGTCAAAAGAACCGCAATATACACTAGAGTCTATTACTAAACTTATTGAAAGTAGAGAGAGCGCATTACGTCCTGTGAGGGTAATTATCGACGCCTCTGTAGCGGAAGGCGCGAGTGAAGAAGAACTAATTGAAGTTAGAAAAGCTCTCAAAGAAAAAGAAGATGAGCTAAACGAACTCAAAGCAATCAAAGCTGAATTAGAATCACAAAAATAGCAAGAAGGCGCTCCGATATGGGGCGTCTTTTTAATTTCGGAAAGGATGATATTTATGGCAACCATTAACAGCAAAATCCTAATCGAAGCAGATCCTAGACAGCCCGTTGTCGAAATTTGCTCAGTCATTTCCCATTTCATACAGATGTGGCCCGGTAGTGAACAGTTGGTTTTAGAAGGAGTGAAAAAAGAAATTGACGGATTCCTTACCAACTTTGAAGAAGCGAATAAGGCGCCAGTGCCGGCCGCGAGACCGGCCATAAACAGAAGACACAAGAAGAGAAGATGATCCCCATTGAGGGATTTTTTATTTTGGGGGTGGGGCTCGGGTGAATCCGGAGATGCAAGAATTAAACAAATTGAGCGTTGGACTAGCCAAAGTAGAGGTCGCACAGGAACAGACAGCCGCGGCTATCGTGCGAATGTCGGGCAGTATTGATCGACTTGTTGACCGGCTTGAAAAGTCAGACGACATCGCTCGAGAAGCTTTCGAAAAAGTGAAGTCGGCACAGTATCAAATAAACGAACAAAAAAGTCGGCTGGATGAAACCAATCGCCACTATGACAGTGAGATCCGGGCGCTTAATTCCAGGTTTGAAACAGAGACGGAAAAGCGGAAGCAAGGAAATCGTTGGATTATCGGCATGGTATTTACGGCTGCGAGCTTTGTTGTGGCTGTCATTAAACTATTTTAGGAGGAAAATAATCATGCAAGCATATATCGATCAAATCGTGCAGGCCCTCGTTGGCCTGCTTGTTGTTTTTGTCTTGGGAGTTGTCGCTTCCCTGAGGGTGAAGGTCAATGTGTGGCTATCGTCCAAGACGAGCGCACAGCAGCGCGAAATCCTCCATAGGATCGCCGCTGAAGGGTTTGCGCTCGTAGAGGTCACATACAAACAGATGGACGGTCCGGCGAAGTTAAACAAGGCACTTAAATACGTGAGTGATCGCGCCATATCGTACGGGCTTGATTTTTCCATTGATACGATCCGGGCCGTAGTTGAAAAGGCAGTTCTCGAGTACAACGCCAAGGTAAAAGGGAGTGGCAAGGAGCTGGGTGAATGATTAAGCATACTCGCGTCCGAGTTAAAGATAAGAAGTTAGAGGAAGGGCCGCTACAATATAGCGGCTCTTTTTCAAAGTCCAACGGATGGACAGACATCAGGGTCTTGGATATTCCGCCCGTAGCCGTTATAAAAACCGAATTAGTAATTTCCAAGGGCAAATCAGCTTCATCCATTCTTGCCGATCTAGTAGCCAAGTACGGCGGAAACTGGGTTGTGTTTAATGCGTCGTATTTTAGCTCATCCGGTGACTTGATGGGAAAAACTTTTCAAAACGGCAAGGTCATATTCCAAGACGTGGCAGGAAAGACAGAGCAGCGCCCTCATTTGTATCGAAAGGCTGGACGTTTCGGTGTTGGACGTCAAGGCGACCCTGCGGGGATCGATTGGGCTGTCGTAGGTGTTCCGACGCTAACGGCCGGAGGAAAGGCAATCAATCCACCAAGAGCAGAAGAAAAGACACCGCCAGACGTGCCGGGCGTTAACCCTCGCATGATCGCCGGAATCAAAGCAGACGGAACGCTTGGCATTATTGCGGTGGATGGTCGAGGAAGCTCGGATCGGGGATTAACAACCGAGGAATCCGGTATTATGGCGATCTCTCTCGGTTATGCCGATTCGATAAATCTGGACGGTGGAGGATCCTCGACGATCGCCACAAATAATCGCCAGTTGCTCGATGCTCTCGAGATCGACAAGACCAATAAAAAGCGCAATTATCATGTTAGCGACATAAGCCAAAATCAAGTTCAACGTATTATTCAACATGCCGTTGCGATTCAATTCGATCCGGCCGTTCTATTCCCTAAGCCGAATACGCTATTCGGGATTGATTGTGCCAACCCACTCAAAACGGTCACGGCAAAGGCGGTAGCTGCCGAAGGCGCTAAGTTTGCCGTTCGCTATTTGGTGCCGCCAGCTTATGCATGGAAGCGCCTCACGCGCCCGGAAGTCGACGCCATTCAAGGCGCCGGAATGAAGGTGGCTTCGGTCTTCCAAAAAGGCACTGATCGTGTAACGGGTGGAAAAAGTGCCGGTCAAGTGGATGGCCGGGAGGCTTTCGCCGAGGCAAAACTTATTAATCAGCCGCTCGGCAGCGCGATCTTCTTCGCAGTGGACTATGATGCACATCCGAAGGATTATGACGCTATAGAGGCTTACCTTCGCGCAGCTCAAGCGGAGATCCTGGGATATCATGCCGGCGTATACGGTCATTATGCTGTAATCGAGGAAATGGCTAAACGTGAGGCATGCAAATACTTCTGGCAGACTTATGCTTGGTCTGGCGGCAAGAAGAGCGACAAGGCGCACTTGTACCAATACAAAAATGATACTAAACTCGGCGGTGTCTCCGTGGATTTCAACGAGGCTTACACTGAAGAGATTTTCTGGAATGAAAAGAAGGTGGAGCCGGTGGAGAAGTCAGCGAATAATGACGTAACCGCTATTGTATTTGGAAAGAAGATCGAAGGAGCAATCGTTATTGACGGCGTTACGCTGCTACCTTTACGAGCTGTAGGGAATGCGATCGGCGGCAAGGTTACATGGGATCAGAAAACCATGACTGCAACAATCGAGTAAACATTCTCCCGAGGGCTTCGGCTCTCGGGCTTTTTTTATTTCACTTTACATAATTGGGTATATTACGTATAATGACTTTACACTCATATGTTCAAGAATGGAGATGATAATTGTGGAAGATATCTCGTTTGCTGAAAAAGCCTTTAAGAATGACTTTCCAAATGATAGCCTCGTTCATCTGAAGACTGCTGTCAATCATGGTTACATACTTGCTAACAAATGCATCGCTGACAATGACTTCTTGAAATCCGCTATAGGTAAAAGAGATTGGGCTAGGCTTCAGAATACTGCCGTGGAATTCGCCATTAAAGATAGGGCGGAACGGATGAATATTGAATTAAGAATTGAAGAAGCTAATAACATCCGAGGGAGTTTCCCACATTACAACTTCTTTTTGGGAAACTGTGTCTTCACGACGAGCCGCACGGAATATTATGATGCGTTTCCAAGAGATGCAATGTTCCGGAGCATGAATAGTGCCTTAAATTCTCAAATTAAAATGATTCAAAACAGCGGAATCCTCGAAGTTGGAGTTGAGCAAGAAAATACCGAAAGATATTACGGGATTCTAACTTACGGCGGGCGCTATGATATTGAATTTATTCATTTTGGAATTCCAAATAGCGAAATTAATAATTGGTTATATCAATGCAATATTGCAAAGTCAATTGTTTTAGCCGATCGTACTCTCGCAGAAAGAGAGAATATTGCGGCTTCCACTGTTGCAGCTGTTAAAGATCAGTTTTTAAAACGTCAGGAAGTGGCTAACGGTGAGTAAAATTGAAGAATTTAAAGGAAGTAAAAAGGGAACTAACCACAAGAACGCTTTTATTCCGGAGAGACTTCGACAGGTAAGAATAGCGCTTGGCTATTCGACCATAGACTTTTCAGAAGACATTGGTGTTACGCGTCAAGCTCTAAATCAGTTCGAAACCAACAGAATAACTCCAAGTTACGAAACGCTCTTAAAGATAGAAAAAACGACTAATTTCCCAGTAGATTATTTTTTCAAACCAATCTTGCCCGTAAATGATGGACCATTCTTGTTTAGGGCGAATCGCACTTCTTTAAAGAAAACAAAAGAGTTTTCGAGGTTTATTGTCCAGCAAATGAAGGAAAGTTACGATTTCTTTTCTGAATATCTTGACTTTACTCCTGTGAACGTGCCTTTACTTGAGTTTGATGTGAATAGTTCGCTTGATGAAATTGAGGATATCGCAGTGGCTTTACGGAAGCACTGGGGTCTAGGATTAGGTCCAATAAGTCATGTATACAGGCTTCTTGAGAATAATGGGATTATTATTTCCCAACTTGACAAGCGTTTGGATAAAATAGATGCATTTTCACAGTGGAAAGATGGTAGACCGTTTGTCTTGGTTGGTTCACAAGAATTTACTGCATGTCGTCTGAGGCTTAATGCAATGCATGAATTTGGACACATACTGCTTCATACTGATGCTGAATACGAAGAAAGAGCAAATAAAGATGCCGAATTTTACGATGTTCTTGAAAGTCAGGCATTCCGTTTAGCCGGAGCCTTCATGTTTCCAAGAGAGTCTTTTCTTGACGAATTGTTTTCGACGTCGCTGCCCCATCTGATTGAGCTTAAACAACGATGGGGAGTGTCCTTGGCATTTATAGTTAGACGTTGCAAGGAGCTCGAGATCATTTCTGATTCTAAGTACGAGACCTTAATGAGGCAAATAAAAAAGTTTGGGAAAATGGAACCCTTGGACGACAAAATTGAGAAGGAGCAACCGCGCGCATTGAATCAAGCTGCAAATCTATTGATGGAACACGGTGTTAAAACTCGTCAAGAAATATTAAGCGGCCATAAGCTTCCTCGGACGCTCGCTGAATCAATAATCGGTGTCGAACCAGGATTTTTTTCGGAGCATATCCCAGAAGAAAAAATTGTTGAATTCCGATCAAAATCGCAAAATAAAGCTAATTGAAAGCGGAAGGCGTAAGCCTCCGCTTTTTTTATACAATGAAGCCTACAAACTCTGGACTCCGCAGCATCCCCTTACGCGTCCAATTCCGGAACCGCACCCGCGCGTTTATCCTCGGCTCTAAATAAACGAAATCCCGATCTTCTCTAGAAACTAGGCTACGAGCGACGCCATAGAACGCCTGCTTATGTTTCAACGGAACCAATGTCGGATGTTCGAGAAGTCCGACCGGTCGACCCCGATGAGACAGCAGCCATCCAAATTGATTTTTCCGGTATCCGGCAATTTGCACGACATCATAAGTGTAGTTAATAATTTTGATCCAGCTTGGGGCGCGACGACCGACATACCGACTCTTTTGTAGCTTGGCTACAATTCCCTCGAGTTTCTTTTCCTTGATCGCTTCGAACAATGCCACGCCAGTTCCAGGAACACTCAACACCGGGGAGAAGAATTTATTTGCCGATAGAACTTGCTGCAGGATCCGCTTGCGCTCCGTTAGCGGTAGAGGCCGCAAGTCACGTCCATTGTACCGCAGGATATCAAACACATAGTAATGGACCGGCTGCCGAACCATAGCTTGGCGTATAGCGAGCGGTTTCCGCTTCAAAAATCGCTCCATGACCAATTCAAACTCAATGGCCCCATCTTCATTTTGGCATGCGACTTCGCCGTCAAGCACAACGTCGGAACTGTCATCGATCGGAACGTCATGCAGCTCGGGATACTGCAGCGTCACGTCGTTATTGTGGCGTGTAAAAAGACGGACCTGTCCGGCCTCCATCGATAAGATGAGGCGGTGTCCGTCTATTTTGGGTTCAAATATATACCGATCGTCATCGAAAGGATTCTCACGCTTTTCCAGGAGCATAGGAGGGAGGAACATTTCGCACACCGTCCGTATATCTAAGCTGATATACTGATTGTATCATTCGGGTATGCATGACGAAGCCGGTAAGTAATGGGAGTCAATCAATGATCCGCAGGGTAAACTTGTCCTTATAATAGTACATCCCGTCGTCGAGCTTGATTGTGTCTTTTGTATGCAGCAAGATCTTCCCGCGGCCGATAAGCTCTTCCTCGTCGTAAATCTCGACGGTTTTTCCGTACATAAATGCATGGTTAATCAATTGGACATCCATGAAGATCCTCCAAATTGCCAAGCGTTTGGGAATATCATATTGTCAAAGTGCATCTATGTAAAGGCCAGCCATGCACGGCCAGCTCGTGGCGGATATCCGCGACCATCCCGGCAGTAGCCGGTAGGTTTCGGCCTCCTCCGCAGGAGGCCATCGTCAGGCGGGTGTGTATGCTTCCAGTGCCTCAAGTGCTTGTTTGATTCGATTGATTTTTTCTTCGCCTGAACGATCCGACTCGATGATCGCTTCGATCACGCCGACCGTGTAATACGTCGCGGCAGTCTGATCCTCTTTAACGTCTCTTTGGAGTCTTTCCAGTAAATCATTCATATCCTCTTTCCCTCCCATCGGGGGGAGACCCGAAGGTCTCCAGTTATTATTAAGCAAGTTTCCGAGCCTGTGACCTGATCCGGATCATTTCCCACTCACTGACGTGCACCAAATTTGCACCGAGTCCGATAAGAACTTCGTTAAGCGATTGAATGCGTTCTTCTGTCGTACTGCCATACGTCGACAGCTTGTGAACTGATCCCGGATATTCTTTCGTTGGGAGAATCTCGTAACATACGTCCCTGCTTTCCTTGGCGTCCCAAATATAAACTTCCTTAGCCATCCTCATTACCTCCCTGCCCAATGGGCTGCTTATTTTCTCCTTGCGTTCCTAATCAGTGCCGCCATCGTGATGACCAACGCCGCGATGCTGATGACCATTGTCGCCATTTGCATCCAATTTGCTCCTTTCGGATTCTTGATATATAAGATCGAATGGATTATGATGGGTAGTAAGAGGGGCCGCTTGCTCGCCCCGCTTACCGTGTGTGTTAGTTCTTCCAACGATGCAGGCCGTTCCCGCGGTCTGCATCTTTCATTTTCTTGAGTTCTCGCATCGTCCGGTAATTCACGATTGCGATGATCAAGTTAATGAAGGAAGTTACTAAGCCCATCAGTTGTTCCATTCGCATTCTCCTTTCCGAAGGCGTGTCCTTAACCTTCTGATTTCATTATACAGCATTTTAAATGCTGTGTAAATAGGTGAATTATAAATATTGCAAAAGTATTTTTAATGCTGTAATATTGAACTAAAGGAGGATGGTTTTCTATGGCGGGTCGTCCTAAGAAGGCTGAGGAAGATAAGAAAATTCGCGAGGCGATATATTTTGAACCGGCATTACTTGAATGGCTTAAGGGAGTAGCTGATGGGGAAGGATGCACGGTCAGTGTCATCGTAAATCGAATGGTAAAGAAAGCAAAAGAGCAGGAGGGGTAACCCCGCTGCTTTTTTTGTTCGCTTGATAAGAACATAAGTTCGTATTATAATAACGAACAAATGTTCCTATTTGGAGGCAAACAGCATGGAAGAGCTCTTAACGCTGTCGTATAATTTTAGCTTGCCGATCGTGCTTATTGTCGGCAACGCCAAAGTGGCCGGTATCGTTGAGCAACTGGACGACGATCACGCTAGGATCGCCGGTGAGTGGTATGCGATTGGAGACATAAAGGGGGTACCGCGATGAGCGTGCAGACCACTGGGCGGATCACGATAGAAGAGCTCACCATGGTACGAGATTTCATTATGCTTCCGCATATGCTGACGATGTGTCAGAACAGTTTAGATGATCTACGTATCTCCAGAAACCTATTTAAAGACCAGTTCGCCGGAATGGTGCAACTAATCATGGACGCAATAACGCGAGATTTGGCTCAACTTAGACGGGAGTTCTCAAAGCGTAAAATCAAAGTGTGGGACGATGGTGTGGTGGATGGGATTATCTATAGTAGATACAACTGCAGGGGCTACGAAGATCGTTTCGGAGTTGTCCGGGAGGCGCTCCGGTCGGAGATTAGCGTTAGGCTAAAGCAGTACGCGAGCGGCGTCATCATCAAGCCAACACATTAAAAGGAGAGATATATCATGCCGGCAGTAGCAAAGCCAAAGAAAGTAGCTAAAACTAAACGACCCACCCGTGATGAGTTTGAACTTGAGGAATTGGGTGAAGTGTTAGTTGAAGCGTTACGTGAAGAAAATGAGGTCGCTTTAACTGTCTGGGGAGAAGAGGAACAAGTACGCGGGTGGATCCTGGAAATGAACGCTAGAACGAAACTCGTACATGTTGAGAAACACGGTGAAATAACTAAGGTGCCGTTTATGGATATAATGAAGGTAGGAAGCCCCGAGTGA